ATATCGTTTGGTATGTCCCGCTTGGCGGGGGGACCGAGTTCGAGCCGAGCGGTATCGTGACGATCGGAAGCGATGTCGAAGAATACATAGACAATTAAAAGGATCAAAACCATCCAGATTATCATCGCCATTGTAGGAACCGTATCATTAACCCTGGACATTATCGGACTAGCCGATGGCGAGGCCCTTGTAGCCCTGGCCGGGATCGCGGGACTTGTTGCCGCCTTGATGTCGGAGGATATCATCGGGTAGAACATCTGTTATCAAGCCACTCCTTGGCACTTTTAAGAGGGAATTCCCATGATTGGAATCAATATCAATAGCAAGACCGTACCCTACGCGGACCTTATAATTGACGGGCATAAACTATATGAAACCCGGAACAAAGACACGCTCAGGCCTTACGTAGGTCGCTCTGTGGCAATCGTGCGGACAGGCAAGGGCAAAGCGCAAGCCATCGGTATGGTGACTATCGGCGAGCCGATCATAGTCAATCAGGAGCAATTCAATCAAATGCGGGCGCTCCATTTAGTGCCAGAGGGTGACAAGTTCGACATTGAACCCGGAGGCGTGAAGTATCTCTATCCTATAGCCGCTCCCGAGCGGATCGAACCGCGCCCGGTGGCGCGCGGCATCATTGCGAGGCAAGTACTGTGAACATATTTATCCTAGACCAAGACCCCATACGCGCGGCGCAATATCACTGTGATAAGCATATAAACAAAATGGTTTTAGAGAGCGCGCAGATGCTCTCGACAGTTCTAGGGGGTCGGTATAAGCCGACCCATGCCAATCATCCCTGCACCCTGTGGACAGGCCGCTCACGGGCAAATGCATCGTGGCTAATCGCGTTAACCTACGCGCTAAATCAGGAGGCTCAGAGACGCTACGGACATGACAGGGACCACAAATCACTCGCCGTGATTGATGAACTGGTGAACTCACAGGCCATAAATGGCCTCCCAGATGAAGGCCTGACCCCATTCGCTCAAGCCATGCCAGAGGACTACAAGCATCACGATGCCGTGATGGCGTATCGAAGATACTACAGGTCAAAACCCTTTGTTTCATGGGACAAGGGAGCCGCTCCCTACTGGTGGTGAAAAAAGTTGTTGACAGGATATTTTATTTAGTTCAGACTTACATTCACAGGGATCGCCGATCCCTAGCAACAACGGAGAATTAACATGCAAACTTTGACCAACAACGAACTGTTCCGCGCCGCTCCTTCAATCTTCGCGGCTAACGCCCATCACAGCACCTCAGAGCGTTATGAATTCCTGCCGACCATTGAGGTGGTCGATGCGCTACGCGCTGAGGGTTTTCAGCCCGTGCAGGCATTCCAAGCCAAAACCCGAATGGCTGACCGCCGCCCATTCGTAAAGCATACGATTCGCTTTCGCCATGAGTCACATAACTTTAAGGAGGAACGCGGCTCCGAGTTCCATCTGCTCCTGCAAAATAGCCATGTCGGCTCCTCATCCTTCCAGATTCAAGCCGGGGTATATCGCATGGTCTGCTCAAACGGCATGATCATTGCCGACTCTGTTCTGGACACGCACCGGGTGCGCCACTCTGGGCGTAAGGCTACGCTCGACAACTGCATTGAGGGTGTATATCGCATCGTCGATGGTGTCGAGACCGTGGAGGATCAGATCGCTGATTGGCAAGGCCGAGTGTTACCTGAGCCTGTACAGGAGGTCTTCGCTAAGGCCGCCGCCCAACTGCGTTGGGGTGATGATGCACCGATCAAGCCGCGCCAGTTACTCTCTCACCGCCGTTGGGCGGATCGTGGGGATGACCAGTGGACCGTGTTCAATCGCGTGCAGGAGAACCTCCTGCGTGGGGGCAATCAGGGTGTGGGTGCAACAGGCCGCCGCATGACCACTCGCGAGGTCAAGAGCATTGACGAGAATAACCGCCTCAACAAGGCACTCTGGACCCTGAGTGCTGAACTCGAAACCCTGCTAAAGGCGGCGTAATTATCCCGCGCCATGGACGGCGCACTTTAAACCAATTACAGGAGAACTAAGATGATCGACACACAGGAAAAGCTATACCGGGCAGTCGATGCGCATCGCATAGCTATACTGGCTGAAGCCGTCCGAGAGTATGACAATTCCAACGGCGAAGATGATGTCTGGGGTACTTACTGGATCAGCACAGAAGAACAGGTGGATTTCAACATCTACCAACCCGAGGATAGCAACGTCATCCATGTCTATGCCTACGCATTAAAACGCGCAGAGGGGTATCCCGACTTCGTTAAGTGCGTAAACACCGAGATCGACTGTTGGGTCGCAGACATCAAGATTGGGGAGAACTAAGATGGAATCAGCAAACAAATGGAACCAAGGTTTTAGATACGAACACCTGTTCGATGTTGGGTTTAGCGTAGCAACAGACAAGCCGTGGGAGGATGTGACCGCAGAAGAACTGCTCGACGCTCTGGAACGTAGACTGGCATGCCTTAGAACAACCAAGGGCGAGATCCTTGAAGCCACTACCTGCTTCGAGACCATTGAATATGACACAGAAGCCTGACCTCAAGCACATCGCCTACAGGAGTAGGCGCTACCGAGTAGCGGATGATGGCACGGTGTACATCTGGCGCACGTTGGACAACTCATATGAGATGGCATGGCGCAAAGTGACTGACCCGCAACTGATAGAAACCATTAAGCAATTGGTGAAGCAATGATTACCATGATCATTAACGGACAAAGCGTAGACGTAGAATTCACATTCTGGAAGGGATACGAAGCCACCTTCGATGATCCGGGTTGCCCTGATGAATGCGAGGTGCATAAGGTTTGGTACCCGGCGGACAGTAAAGAGCAGGTCAACATCCTGCCAGTCATGCACGAGGATGATGTCGAAGCCATCTACAATTACATCTATGATTATAAGGACGAGCCATGATTGAACTAGTCGCATTTACATTAGGGTTTGCCGTAGGATACGGTCTTTGGAATTTCGTTTGGGCTGAATGATTTGTTGGTGGCGGCGCAAGCCGAAGGGATAAGCCATGAGTACCCTTGTTGAAAGCAACCGTGGCAGTTCATCAGGAGATCAGTCTGCATTATGGCGAGGAGGTTTGTAAATTGTCCGCCGACTCTCCGGTGCATCCTCTCCACTCCGGGATGAATCCTTGCAGGTGGGCGGTTAAACCTGACTAATTTTCTGGGGTCATGCAAGGTGCAGACCCTAAGTATGGTAGCTAATCTGAGGTGTATTGTGTCCGTTGTATTTGACTTGTTGATTGTGATCGGATTCGTGTTAATATTCTCAAACGCACCCATGGTGGGTGTTGTATGTCTGGTAGTAGCGGGTATCGTGTGGCTGTACTTGTGCCCCGATGCCTATGATCACAACTGGGAGGACGAATGAACTACATCAAGCAACTAGAAGATGACAAGGTCCGCCTGTCGGCGGCAACCAATGCGGCGCTCACAGGCCTCGCAGATATGCTCGCATATCTCCACTCAGATAAGTTCCATGAGGACACCACGGTGCAGGTACAGGACATGATCAATCGCATTCGCGAGATCCAGAATCACATCTACGATGAGGGGTTCAAATGAACGAGGACATACCCTGCCCTATCTGTGGGGAACCGTGCCCAGTAGAACGATTAGATGCCAGTGTAGAAGTTCTGGATTGCTGTGGGCGTAAGTGGGTGGTGCGAGTCGATGGGGTGTTGGCATCCCGGTTTAAGAATGAGGTATTAAATGAAACAAATGCAACTTCCTGATGACGCGGTCATCGTTCACCCGGTCGATCTCGCCAACTGCCTTGGCAATTACCTCTTAATCACGGGCGAGGATGGCAAACCTGCTGAAGGTACGGAGCTTCCCGAGGATATCTACCTGCGTTACGAACCTACTAAGGAACTGCTGTACATCGACACTAAGGTGTTCGCTTGGCTTGAACTTGAAGAGACCATGAAAGTCTGGAGAAAGTCATACCAATATTGCGGCCCAATGGTCAAGCGCATGGCATCAGGTACGGGGCGTATCCTTCAGCCGACTCATGTGGTGGTCTTTGATCTCTCAGAGAAACCCGAGGAGCGTGCCGCTCCCATAAAGCCGCGCCGGGGCAAACCTCTTCAGATCGAACAAGTCAGGGCACGAGAGGCCGTAGCCAAGAAGACAGAAGAAACCATGATGTCTGTGAACCGCAGGATAATCGCCCTGCGTGAAGAACACGGAAGGCTTCCTTTATTCAAGGAAGTGGAGTCCATCCTTCGTGAGTCCAAGCTGATTCTGGCTGAGGCATATCGAGTAACGACCAAGGGAATGAAGCGTGGCCCGGCCAAGGGTACTAAGAAGCGGAAGCATATCCCACAGGAAGAGCGCATCAGGCTCGACACCATCGATGCCTTCGTGAAGGACAACATCCACGCCATTCATCGCATCCTCAAGCGGTTCATCATAACCGGGGGTAAGCAGAAGTGGGAGGATAGAAACTTCAGACCTCGCCTTCCCGAGGCGGACTGGGCCGGGCGCTACGAAGAGATAGCCAATGAGGAGAATGGGTATACTACCAAGACCCTCTACATCCCGGTGTCTGTGCTGAAAGCCATGCCAGAACTGGGCAACTACACGATGGACTATCGGTTCGTTCATAAAAGGTATCGCCGGGTCGGTGATCACACAGCCTACTGCGCGGTGTTTAATATGGATAGGAAGTTCATAGGTGTTGACAACTGATGTGATGTGTTTAAAACTATCCGTGCGTGGGGCGTTGCCCCGTAGGAGGTGAGATGGTAGACGATGCGAAACGCTGGCGGTTCCTGCTGTCAGGAAGTGTTGAGGTTAGTCACCTCTATAACGATGATGGCATCATGGTGGGCATGCTGTTGGAGACTGACACGGAGATTGTCGAGTGCCATAGCCCACAGGAAATAAACGCGGTCATAGACCGCTGGATTGGAATGACGCACTTCAGTGCGAACATACATTAAAACAATTGGAGATGAATGATGTTGAACTTAACTGAAGCCTTCGGCTCATGGATTCTGGACACCAACAAGGGGTTGTGGTTCGGAGTGATTGTCACCCTGCTAGCCGGGTGGATCGCCTTCAAGTCGGTGTTCGGATCGGTCACGATCCTGTTCGGCAAGGAGTTTGAATGTGCCATGGCAGTCCCTTATGGACTGGGCACCAAGTGTGTCGAGTATCACGCGAAGAGGGTGAAGTGAGATGACTACCTACCACGATGTTTCTTTGGACTACAAGAAGACACGCATCCCTTCGGAAACATTTCAAGGAGAAGAATGGTTTGATCTAAAGCGCGTGCTTATCGCTTTGGGTTATGCCAGTTACACAACGCATCAAGAGAACTCCCTGCGCGACAGCGGTGTGCGCCTGCACATAAAAAGGAAAAGGGTCTACGCGAACATGGAAGCTTTGGAGTACATGCGAGACAACATTGCGATGTCCGCTAGAAAGAGAGCCAACCTTGTAGCCCTGCTATCGATACTCAAAAAGAATGATGTCGAAAATGAGGCGCGTGTTTCTTTTGTCTCCCAAACAATAGAGGAATGGCTCAATAGCACTTCAGATGAAGATGAAGCGCCCGCGCAAGCGGTGGAACCCGTTCGGGTGATAACCGCAGCAGATTTACGATTGGTACCCGCAAAAGCACTTTGGCAGAGAGCACAAGTAGATAGCGAAGCACCGCGCATCTACATAGCTGGACGTATGGGGAGTTCGGAATATGAAACATATGATTGTTGTAACGCGCCAGAGGGTAGAGGTTGGCTACGCATAGACTTAGATAAGTCAGACGGCAAGGGAGAGATATATAGGGAGGGTGAGCCTGTTTCCTTCTGGTTTGGGGCAAAAGAGTATACATATGTTGGCCCTTTTTTCTTAGGTGATAACCACGGGGGTTTTGCTAACCCCGGTCACCACATGATTGATGAAAATTCGTATGGAGAAGTGACCCAACGTGATGTGGTGGATGTATGCAAAAGACAAATAGCTTCCGCTGATTTGGTCTTCGCGTGGTTGGGATCGGACAGCCATAAGGCGCACGGCACGCTTACTGAGATAGGCTACGCTAAAGGTTTGGGTAAGCCTGTATTTGTAGCTAGTGCAGAATCTGACTCAAAAGAAACGTGGTTCGCCAAACTTTTGGCTGACAATTGGTTTGAAGGCGAAGACTTTATTTCAGGGTTTCGGCAAGCGGTCATAGCATATGAACAACAGCTACGAGCGGCGTAAGGATACGGTGCCTGCCTACTGGGTAGACATCTACGGGGTTCTCAAGGAAGTGAACTGGGTTAAGAAACCAAAGGCTACGCACCGCCCACTTACATGGGCGGACACTCCGATCAGCAAGGAGCGATTGAAGGAGTTGTGGGTTCAGGCAGAGGGTAAGCCGCTACCTTTTGCCCGGCTCGTTGAGTTGGAACATGCAATTAAAGAATGGGAGATTGAAGATGAGCGCGATAACTAATCACCACTCGGTGATCCCCACCCTGCCGGGCTACTACGTACTGGATGCGGTACATGGTGATGCAGGAATTGAGGAGCTTGTGAAGATCCCGATTGTGGCGTGGGCGATCACGTACAATTACGTTCCGAATGAAGAGGATGTGAAGTTCCTTCATGCACAACCTGTCACCTATGATGGAGCAAGCCACGGTAGTCACGCTCAGCGCATGGCTATCCTTAGCCCGGAAGGTACGGTGGATGAGCCTTTCTTCTGTACGTGGGAATCTGTGGATGAGTACTTAAACCATTTGAGAAAAACCGATGAATACAAAAGAATGCAAGCAAGCGATCTATGAAGTCTTGGATGACACACTGGAAGGCCTGTACTACAGGCTGACCATGGAGACAGAGCTCAGCACGGACGAAATCAAGGAACTCATTGATGAAGTTTTAGGCGAGCTGGGTTATGGAAACCACTAAATGCAAAAAATGTTATGACCACCACCCCATCGATAGCTATCGGGGGATGAAGTTCTATGTGTGCCCTGTGTTGAACCGGGTCCTGCTTTTGAATGATGGAGAAGAAGACAATGAAAAGAAAGTTGACGAACACCGGAAGGATTCTGGATGTACTGAATAAGTCCTTTGGGTTGACCCGCGCTGAACTTGCTAACCGACTCGGTGAGTCGAGAGATACCATCAGGAAGACCCTGCATGCCATGCTCAAGGATGAGCGCATTGCGCGTGTGATCGGCGATGACGGCGTTGAGATCTACAACATCACGGATGCGGGGAAGGCCAGACTGACTAGAGAGGTGGAGGGTATGACTTCTGTTATCAAACCTTATAAGCCTGTATACGCCCCAATACCCGATGAAGTTCTTCAGCAAGACTGCGATCACGCTATAAATAAGGCATGGTCTCACATGGTAGAAGAAGCTGAACAGCGTGGGTTCGCTAAGGGTTACGCCGAAGGCATCAAAACCTCACAAGCGCAGGCGTATCAAGATGCCAAGTTGGACATTGTCAAAAAGCTCGTAGGAGTAGTGACATGATGGGATTAATCCTCGCCGGAGCCATGGTCCTCACTCCTACGGGGCGTGAGTACATTCAGCCTATGGGTGGCAACAGCTACAACATCTGGTCCAGCAATGGCATCACTCAGGTCAGGGATTTTGACGGGTGGACTCAGATCAAGGCTCCTGATGGGGCAACGACTACGATCTGGCCGGACAATGCGCGTGAGGTTCCTGTACTGCCTGTAGTCCCAGTTGGGACGGAGGGTGGTGATGGATCGGAATAAGCTCAAAGGCCGCCCTTTCAGGGATGAGGATGTTCAGGTCATTGTGGAGGAAGTGGCTTATCTCGTAGGTAACGGATACCGAGAGAGGGATAAAGAGCAGATCCTTGAAGGACTCGAAGTCGCATTGGATGGATCGACTAAAGACGAATGGCGCAGATGGACTGGTATGAAACTGCGCAACGTGATAGAAGACTTGTACTACCTAGGGACTCCCTAGAGCAACGATTACGCCGCCCTACCATTAATTAATGGACTGTATGGGAGTACAGGGGCGGCACCCTATTTGGAGAATTAAGATGAGTAAGAACACTGGAGGCCCGGCGTTTCCTACAACCAAGGAGAGCCGTATGGAAATCTGCTCAGAAGGTATGACCCTCCGCGATTACTTCGCGGCCAAGGCAATGCAGGGGTTTTTGGCTAGGGACGATGTGTTTAATTTTGAAATGTTTAAGCAAGATCCTTGGCGGGTAGCCATGTGGTCCTATGAAGCCGCTGATGCCATGATTGCGGAGAGGGAGAAAGAGTAATGGACACTAGTTGGATTGAGTATTTCCTTATAGGACTTTTGGCGGTGCTCGCCATGTTCATCGTGTGGGTGTTCGCTGTAGGTCTCCCTGCTTCCTTAGAGTACGAACGTCAGTTCGTAGCGGCTTGCACTCAAGCCGGAGGTGTACCCAGTAAGTACGAGACGATGGTCGGTAAGACCTCACACAGCGAGCGCTTGTGCATCAAGAAAGAGAACATCGTGGAGGTGGGGGAATGAGTGAAGCACCGAAGAAGATTTGGATCTACGGAAAACAATGGCAGGAGTCACCTGAGTTTTACCCGATGACTTTTGAATCAGATAAACCGATAGTGTCCAAGGAACCCTACATCCGCGCCGACATTGTTGACGAGTTGGTGGAGGCGTTGAAAGAAGTCATGGATGCTCATAGTGATCGTGTAAAAGAATTGTCTTATCAGAAGGGAATTCTTGTGGGTGATTCTCGACTGGCAAATGCCAGAGCCGCACTCGCCAAGGCGCGGGGGGAGGGATGATTAGAGACTTTACGGATTTACTGATCGCCATTTTCCTCATGGCAATGATTACGGCAGCTATTGTTGGGATAGGGGCTAAAGAACATCAGCAAAGTGTTTCTTGTGGAGTAGAGCCATGACTGACAAAGCGCGTGAGTTGTTGGAACGGTGTCTTCGCCGCTTTTACAAAAGCGGATACGAGTGTAGTCAGTTGGTTGAGGATATTGAAAACTTCCTCTCCACCCCAGAGCCAACGCAGGATGAGCCTGTCGATATTTCCGACAAGTCCGAGCCAACAGTCGCGGCAATCCTTCCGAATGGCGTAGCTGTATCGAATGTTTATGAAGCCTATGAAGCGGGGTTAAAGGAAGTGAGATTGCAGGATGATGAGCCGATTGGAGTTGTAGAAATTATTGATACAGATGAAGACGGAGACGCATATGCGTGGGTTGGTCTTTATCAATCTGTGAATTTGGGTGATCTGCTCTATCTTCACCCCGCCCCGCGCCCAGAGTTTGTGAGGTTGAGTGAGGAGGAAGTGAACAGCCTGACCTATGCTCCGTATGAACCGTATGAACTGATCTGTGCGGTGGAAAATATGCTGGAGAGAAAGAACCGTGAGCGATGATTTCTGGTACGACCGACCCAAGGAGGTGAGGGATAAGATCCGAAACGCCTCGATGGGTAATAGAAACAGGTGGAGGGAGGATCTCACACCGAAATATGAGGAGGTGAAGAAGCTGGTGGCTGATGGCGTGCAGGTGTCCTGTGCTTGCGAGGCTGTGGGGATCACACGGGATCAGTATTACCGTAGGAAGAGGATCGAGATTCATGGGAGGGATAGGGTATGAGTAAATACGCTGAGGGAAACTACCTCATCATTGGGTTCGACCCGATGGGTACGAAGCTGTTCACTAAGCTGGCCGCAAGTCAGAGCCATCTGGGTGCGATTGATGAAGGCGAACAGGCGATTCAGGATCAGGCCTGTGCAAGCTACGTCACGCTGAGAGTTCAGCACAATTCAAAGACGGTGGAACAACAACTGTGGGAGAAGAGGAATGATTAAGTTCAAGTCGTGGGGCCCGGCTACCTACACTGTAGGAGAGTTGATAGAAAAACTGCAGGAGTACCCTAAAGATCTAGCCGTGATCGCAGAATGGGAAGGCACGAAAAGAGCCATCTATGGAGCATGTTTTACAACCGGAGAGGTGATGTACGAAGGAACCATATCCCAAGCCCTGCTAGTAGATGTAGAAGAATTATGCGAGGAAGAAGAATGAGCGCCGAAGCCGAAGAACTATGCAATCAAGGTCTGGAGTTGATGACTCAGCACAAGTGGAAAGAAGCTGAGAAAAAAATGATGATGGCTCTCGACCATGACGGTAACAGCCCGGAACTGCACTATAACTTAGGCAAGTGCCTCTTTCATCAGGATAAATACGGCGACGCGATGCTGGCTTTATATAGGGCGGTGAAGTTGAGGACGTTTTACCACGAAGCTCACGCTCTTATGGGTAGCTGTTGCTACGCTGTGCATGATTTATATGGTGCTAAGAGCAGTTTCACGATGGCTAGGAAGCCGTTGGATGACGGGGATTTCACTCGCGAGTGCATGACGGCTAGGGCACACTGCTATCTGGCTGGTGGTGAGTACACCGTAGGGTTTGAAGAGTATGAGTACAGGCTCAAGGAGCCCAACACATGGAACGGCACCCAGTCTCTCGTAGGGAAAACCCTGCTCGTTAAAGCAGAGGGTGGGCTCGGAGATCAGATTTTCTTTGCGCGGTACGCGGTTATGCTGTCGGAACTAGGCGCAGGATATGTGATCTGGGAAGTGGATGAGCCGTTGGCTTCCTATTTTAAAGCTACGTGCGGAGGTGTAGCGGTACGAGGTAGAGAAATCCCTGAGTGCGACTACATGGTTCATGCAGGTAGCCTGCCGTATATCTTTGGTACCAAGACGGGGACGATCCCTGTGTTCGATAGTGTGTCATCTTATGTGGAGAAGCCCAAGCGTATTGGTCTCGCCTGTTCTGGAAACCCACTGCACCCTGATGATCATCACAGGTCTATTCCACTCGCTGAGTTCGCGCCTCTGCTCGATTTAGATAAGAAGTTCTTCCTCATGCAGAAGGATTTGCGGCATACGGATCGCCCGCACTTTAGGAATATCGAAGAGGTACCCGCCCGCGATGTGCTCGCTATGAGTGAATGGGTTAGAACAATGGATCTCGTCATCACGGTAGACACCATGATTGCACACCTTGCGGGTGCTGAGGGAATTCCTACGTGGCTTTTGCTACCATACGCACCCGACTGGCGTTGGGGTCTCGAAGGAGAGAAAACTCCTTGGTACCCATGTATGCGGATCTTCCGACAGGGAGCGGACAGGGAGTGGGGTCCTGTGATTCAACGTGTGGTTGAGGAGTTGAGCAAATGAACGAAGAAACCATAGACGCCTGCATTAAAGAACTGGTCCAGATCAGAAGAGGACTGAACTTACTGGCTGACCAAAAGATCATGAATACCGGGAAGGGTGACTTCTTTATGGACGGTCAGGTGAACGGACTTAACATAGCGATTGCTGCGTTGGAAGATTTTAAATTGGGGGAAGGCGATGTTTGACGAGACCTGCAAATGGATCAAGAAAAATCATCTGGTCTGGAAAACGGAGTGCGATCATCAAATTGGAACGCCTCGAAGCTGGGAGCCAGAAGGAAATTGCATGTGCTGCAAGAAACCATTGGAGGTAGTGAATGACACCCGAAGCGAAGGTAAAGAAAGACATCAGGAAGATCTTGGATGAGTACGGTGCTTGGCACTGTATGCCTATGGGTACTGGCTATGGTAGGAGCGGGGTCCCTGATCTGCTTGTTTGTTATCTCGGAAACTTCATTGCCATCGAAGCCAAAGCAGGGGACAATAGGCCCACCGCGCTGCAAGTGCGAGAACTTGAACGAATCAAAAAAGCCGGAGGCTACGCCTTGTTGGTCAACGAGTCCAACATTGATTACCTGAGGCAGCTTTTAGAGAAGATTAGAGAATGCCCACAATCATAACGGTGGATCTGGAGACTTTTTACGACCGGGATTATTCCCTGTCCAAGCTGGCTACGGAAGGCTACGTTAACGACAAGCGATTTGAAGTGATCGGTGTTGGGGTGAAGGTAGGAGATGGCCCCACTGAAACTTGTACAGCGAACCGTAAGCAAACAGCCGAATGGCTGGACCGCTTCAACTGGGAGGACTCTTATGTCCTCTGCCATAACACACTTTTCGACGCCACGATTCTCTCGTGGAAGTTCGGAATCAAACCCAAGATGTGGCTGGACACCCTGTCCATGGCCCGCGCTCTGCACGGCACGGAAGTCGGCGGATCGCTCAAAGCTCTGGCTGAATACTATGGTGTCGGTGAGAAAGGGACTGAGGTAATGAACGCGCTAGGTAAGCGCCGCATGCAGTTCAGGGAACCTGAGATCGAAGCATACATGCTGTACTGCAAGAACGATGTGGATCTGACCTACGAGATATTTAAGCGAATGGCCCCGCACTTTAATAAGGCCGAGATTAAATTAATCGATATGACTATCCGCATGCATACCGAGCCGAAGATGCTGCTGGATCAACAGGTGTTGAAGGATCATCTGTACAACGTACGTACAAAGAAGGAAGAGCTGATGGCGAAGATCGCCACGGATAAATCCGAGCTCATGTCCAATCCGAAGTTTGCCGAGGCTCTTATAGCACTAGGTGTTACACCTCCGATGAAGACTTCTCTGCGCACGGGTAAGGAGACCTACGCCTTTGCCAAGTCGGATGAGGAAATGAAGGCGCTGCTGGAGCATGAAAACCCAGAGGTGCAGGCTCTGGTGGCTGCAAGGATCGGTGTGAAGTCTACGCTGGAAGAGACCCGCACTCAGCGGTTCATCGATATGGCTGACAGGTTCGGTAAGCTTCCAGTTCCCCTCAAGTATTATGGCGCCATGACAGGACGTTGGGCAGCTACGGATGGGACCAATCTTCAGAATATCCCTAGGGGTTCAGTACTCAAGGAAGCGATCACAGCGCCTGAAGGGTGGAAGATTGTCGGTGCCGACTTGTCCAATATTGAACTGCGTGTGGGCCTGTATTTTGCGGGTCAGATCGACAAGCTGAATCTTCTGGCTAATGGGGTGGATCTCTATAAGGACTTTGCCTCCGCCGTGTTCGGCGTGGGCTACGACGATGTGGATGAGTATCAAAGATTTATTGGTAAGACTTGTGTTGCCCATGGAACTCCAGTATTATGTGATTCAGGATGGAAGCCAATCCAAAAGGTGACCATAAACGACAAATTATGGGATGGAGAAGAATGGGTATGCCACCAAGGATTACAATCGAACGGTTACAAAGAAACATTGAGTCTCTGCGGGAGTTGGTTAACGCCGGATCATCTAGTGTGGTCAGGGACCCAGTGGTTGGAAAGTCAATCAGTGGTTTCAGACTCGTACATCCTCTCCCAAGTATTGGACACAGGAGCGGCAAACTTACCGTTACAGGCTACATACAAGGCCCCAGAGGGGGTGTCGCCTCCCTCATTGTACGATGTGACTGCGGATGCCCCGAATACACTGTGGACAAACATAATTTCAAGGATTTCAAAAGTACGCGGTGCTATCAATGCGCTAGGAAAGCGGGCGCGACTAAGCGATATTGGGCCTACGTTGAGGCCCTCCCTGACGACGACCATAGAAGACGCTTACTCAGCAGGCTTGCTTCGGCCATTACCCGCTGCCATAGCCCTTCGTACCCACGGTATAAAGATTACGGAGGTCGAGGAATATTTGTCTGCAGTGAATGGCGAACTGACAAAGCGGCCTTCCTTACGTATGTACAGTCTCTGGACGGCTGGGATAATCCAGCGTTTGAAATGGACCGTATCGACAACAGCGGCGGCTATGCTCCGGGTAACATACGATTCGTCTCCCGATCCGATAATGCTAGAAACAAGCGCACTATTAGCCAACTGCAGGAAGAAATATCTCGTCTACGACTTGCTCTCAGCCGGGCCGAGACATAGGTTCACTATCTTAACTGACGCGGGTCCCGTGATAGTGCATAACTGCCAGCTCTCATTGATTTACGGCACGGGACCCGGCAAGCTTCGTAATGCCATCAAGATGATGTCAGGAAAAGACATCGGCGCGGATGAAGCCAAGCGTATCGTGGACATCTACCGTAGGGACTACTCGCGTGTGAAGGAGTCTTGGTATGAGGGCGATAAGATGCTCTACGCCATGCGGGATAACACAGCCGCTGTGTTCGGCGAAGTGCTTCCCCTGCCTGTACTGGGCTCCGCAGGTATCAGGCTTCCATCAGAACTGTTCCTCAAGTACCCGGACCTCAAGCAGCATGTGAACGAGATGCAGAGGAAAGAATGGAGCTATGCGCAGCGCAAGGAGAGGGTGCGTATTCACGGGCCTAAGACTTTTCAGAATACGATTCAGGCACTGGCTCGGTGTGTGATGGGCGAGTCGATGGTGCGCATTGCTAAGAGACTGCCTGTAGCCCTGACGATTCATGATGCGGTGTACTGTATGGTGCCGGATCAGATTGTGGACAAGGCCAAGAGGTTCATTGTGCAGGAGTTGAAGCGTCCACCTGAGTGGGCCATTGACCTACCTCTGGATGCCGAAGTAGGAGCAGGACAGAGCCTTGCATTCAAGATGAAGAAACTGGAGGGAGTATGACCAGACCTTTATACGAAAAGAAAGAACATCGTGAGTCTGCCTACAAGGCGGCCATGGAGATTGAAGATAAGACTTCTGCCAAGGTGGAGATGGGGCCGCCTATGGCACATTGGGATTTCATCATTCATGCGAAGAACAAGCCTGTAGCGATTGCCGACTTCAAGGAACGGTACAACACGCACGACAAGTACAAGACCTACTTCGTTTCTGAGAAGCGGGTGAAGAACCTGCTGAATGAAGCGGTGGAACGTAACCTTAAACCTGTCCTGTTCGTGCGATGGACTGACGGCCTTCGGTGGTTGCAGATTGCTCCCAATGCGCATGTTGACCGCACCATAGGTGGAAGGTACGACCGGGGTGACGCAGCCGATGTGGAGTACATGCTTCACTATTGGTCAAAAGATTTCCAGAGCGTATAATAGGGCTTTCCATCTTCAGGGATGAGTTATGAGCCGGACGCCCGGACCATGGAGCTATAGCTCCCTCAAGTTATTTGAGCAGTGCCCTCGACGCTATCAGGCGGAGAAGGTCACCAAGGAAGTGCCTTTTTCACAGAATGAAGCTGCCCTATATGGGGAGCAACTGCATAAGGCCGCGGAAGAATACATTCGTGATGGCAAGCCGATTGATCCGAGGTTTGATTTCATCAAGCCTTATCTAGATAAGCTCAATGCCATTGAAGGTGCAAAGTTTTGTGAGATGAAGTTGGGGGTGAAACGTGTGGAAGGACGATTGGCTCCTTGTGACTTTTTCGATTCCGATGTTTGGTTTCGTGGCGTGGCTGATTTGGTTATCCTCGATGGGGACCGGGCTTGGGTAGTGGACTATAAGTCAGGTAAAAGCGCCAAGTATGCGGATACCCGGCAGCTTGCCTTGATGGCGGCGGCATTGTTCTTGAAGTATCCTGAGATCAAGAAGATCAAAACTTCTTTGCTGTTCGTAGTGTCCAAGGAGTTTGTTAAGGAAGATTTCGAGAAGGAATACGGCCTTAGCGTATTTGCTGAATTAAATGGACTGCTGGCCGCACGGGATGCAGCATACGAGGCTGATGTATGGAATCCGAGACCTAACGGTCTGTGCCGTAAGTGGTGCCCCGTTAAGTCCTGTGCGCATTGCGGAGAATAATGATGCCTAGAGTACCCCCATCAAAGCGTGATTACGATCACGAACGTGCGTTGGAAAAGAAGAAGCCCGGTGCTTTTGAAGCACGGATGGAACGTCAGCGCGCACGCAGGGCGCTGGACAAGAAGGGTGTAGATCGTTCGGGAAAGGATGTAGCCCATGTGAAATCTCTTGCTCGTGGTGGCAGCAACGCAGATGGCGTGAAGCTAGAAAGCCCGAAGAAGAACAGGACCTTTGCTCGACTGTCGAGCGGCAAGCCTAAGAGCAAGTATGATACTTAAAACAAGGGCGATCAGGGATCTTGCACGCGATTGTGACTTGCCTGATCATGTGATTGACCAGTACTTTGACGAGCTGACCAAGTTCGTCTGGCGTATTGCCAAGAAAGAACGCGCCTATTGCCAGACCAAGATTCGCGGCTGGGTGTTTAATTATGACATCGGCAAGCCACCGATTCTTGAGATACTGAAGGATGAGGAGGATGAGTACGAGTTACTCTAGCTAATTTGGTTTGGTCTATGGAGTTCGCCGCGCCTAATGCGGTAGTAAAAAAGGAGAAACGATGGAGATCGTACAAAATCGTGCGGTGCTCGTGAACACGCGCAAACCACACTTGATAACAGAAGTAGTTGAGAAGGCTGCCGTAGTCAAACAAGTTCCGCTGCCCAATGGGCAGGTGGGTTCTACCGTAGCTGTGCCGTGGACTCTGAGGCACACAAAGATCCTGCATAACCTCGGGTTCAAGAAGGTGCCTTCCCCGATCACGGGGAAGTATGAATGGCCGGGTCTCTATAAACCTTTCTCGCACCAGCGAGATACGGCAGCGTTCCTTACGCTACACCCAAGAGCCTTTTGCCTGAATGATATGGGCACCGGCAAGACTTGCTCTGTTGCATGGGCTGCGGATTATCTGATGAACCTTGGGGTTATCAAGCGCGTGCTGATTGTGGCGCCTCTGTCTATTATGGACTGTGCGTGGCGCTCTGACCTCTTCAAAACGCTGATGCACCGTAGGGTAGATATCGCTCATGGCAGTGCAGCCAAGCGCCGTGCAGTCATTGCTTCTGATGCTGAGTTTGTCATCATTAACTATGATGGCATTGAGATCGTGCATAAAGAACTGGTGGATGCGAAGTTTGATCTCATCGTGTGTGATGAAGGGTCAAAATTAAAGAACCAGCAGACCAAGCGTTGGAAGCTGATGAACCAGCTAGTGCGCCCGGAAACATGGCTGTGGCTTCTGACAGGTACACCTGCGGCGCAGTCTCCTGATGAAGCCTATGGTCTGGCTAGACTGGTCAATCCGCAGGGCGTACCTAGGTTCTATGGATCATTCCGTGATCAGGTCATGCTGAAGGTTTCACAGTTTCGATATGTTCCACGACCCGAAGCTCAGAGCATCGTGCATAAGGCCTTGCAGCCTGCGATCCGCTTCACCAAGGAAGAGTGCCTTGATCTTCCCGAGATGACCTATGTGGATCGTGTGGTTCCGTTGACTGCACAGCAGGCCAAATACTATGAGAAACTCAAGGCACAGTTGCTGATTCAAGCGGCGGGTGAAGAGATAAGCGCAATAAATGCAGCGGTTGAAATGAATAAGCTTTTGCAGGTGTCGAGCGGCAATGTGTATAGCGATACTGGAGCGGTAGTCGAGTTCGACTGCACGAACCGATTGAATGAACTGAAAGAGATCATCGAGCAGGCCAGCCATAAAACGCTCGTTTTTGCTAACTTCACACACAGCATTGACACTATTCAGGCGTTTTTATCTAAACACGGTATCACTAATGACACGATCAACGGCTCCGTCTCCCTGCGCAAACGCTCAGAGCTGATAGAACGATTCCAAAAAACCGACGAGATTCAAGTGCTGGTCATTCAGCCCCAAGCCGCTTCGCATGGGATCACCCTGCATGCAGCCAACACCGTAATTTGGTGGAGCCCTATACCCAGCCTTGAATACTACCTGCAGGCCAATGCTAGGGTGCATCGAGCGGGGCAGAAGAACCCCTGCACCGTAGTCCACCTCATGGGGTCCGGCGTAGAAAAGCAGATGTACAAGCGCCTTCAAGGAAAGAAGGACGATCAGGAGAGCCTACTCGCCATGTACAAAAATGTGATCGGACTGACTTGACAAGTTGTACAAAGTAGATAAACTAACCCTACCTCGCCAATGTGGTGAGAGCATTTTGGAGCTAACGATGGAAATCAATTCTGAAAAACTGGTAGCGATCTACCAGAAGATGTCAGCCAAGCTATCTGAGCTTGAGCGCCAGCAGGACGAGATTAAGGCCCAGCGCAAGATGGTGTCCGATCAGCTTCTTGAGATCCTCAAGGAGAACGGCGCCGAGAGCATGCGGACTGCCTCTGGAACTTTCTACCGTACGGTGCGCCCGCGCTATACCACGACTGACTGGGACAGCATGTACAAGTTCATCAAAGAGCATGACGCCTTTCACCTCATGCAGCAGCGTATTCATGACACCAACATGAAGACCTTTCTTGAAGAGAACCCAGACATGCTCCCGCCGGGGCTTAACAGTTTGAGTTCGTATACCGTTGGCGTTCGCAAAGCGCGATAGGAGGATCGATGTGATTGACGAAGAAAATGTCCCGGCCTATGATGAGCCCCTTGCCGAGGATGACCCGTGGTTGACCACGAGTGAAGTGATGGGGCTACTCAATGTGAGCCGCTCAACGCTAAGCAATTGGCGTAAAACTGGGCGACTCCAAGCCTACCGTGTGGGTCTCCGCGCGGTTCGTTACAAACAATCTGATCTGGCTGAGTTTGTCAGCCAAGCTAATACCATTAAGAGGATTTAACCATGTCTAATGATTTGACTTTATTCCGCGACAAAAATGTCGCTATCCCGGCTCACATCACTCGCGGCGTCGATGCTCTTACCAAGTCTCTTATGGGCGGAGGTTCTGTCGGCAAACGTATCTCTATCATGGGCGGCGTGTGGCGCATGATTGTTGGCGGTGAAGAGATCGCCAAGGTCGAAGATCGTAACCTCGATGTAGTGATCGTGAACGCTGCGGCCAAGAGCAGCCGTACCTATTACAAAGGCGCGTACTCTGAAGAAACCAAGGGTCAGTTGCCGACCTGCTGGTCTAACGATGGTGTTAAGCCGGACCCCAAGGCTGAAGCACCGCAGTCAAGCGCATGCGCTACCTGCCCTATGAATGTTGCCGGATCTGGTCAGGGTACATCTCGCGCCTGCCGTTTCAGCCGCCGTCTGGCTATTGTTCTGGCTAATGATGTCGAGAACAGCGAAGTGTTCCAGCTTGTGCTTCCGGCGCAGTCTATTTTTGGTAAGGCCGATGGCGGCAAAATGCCTCTGGAAGCCTACGCCAAGTTCATTGGTGGCCACGGCCTGAGCATCAGTTCTGTTGTTACCGAGCTCAAGTTCGATACGGCATCGGCTACGCCTAAGATCATTTTCCGCGCAGTGCGCCCGTTGACCGAAGATGAGATGGAGGTAGCGATTGAAAAGGGTCAGAGTCAGGATGCGGTACAAGCCATTACTTACAATCCTGCGCAGACCGATAGGACCGGAACAGCTCCGGCGGCTAAACCTGTTCCTAAGGCTGAAGCAGAACCACCCGTCTTTCGTGATGCCCCCGCACCTAAGGCCGAACCCAAGGAAAAGGTTGTTGCGGCCCCGGAAGCTGAAGAACCAGTGGTTCGAGCTAAGGCGAAGGCAGAACCTGCTAAGGATCTCGAAGATGTCCTAAGTGCATGGGGCGATGATGACGAATAAGTTCTAGCCTGTACAAGGGGCGGTGCATGCCGCCCCTAACTTTTGAGGAGACTAAGGTGAACAGGCGGGAATTTTTTCAACAGTTGTTCGGAGAACCCCACGGGGTTATCAACATTCGCGGCATCTTCTACAAAGGCGCAGCCTTAAATAAGTTTGCTACGTCATGGGACGAAGCAGATGAATACATAAAATATTTTGAAGATGAAGGGCGCGAAGTCTATTTTGGCATCGGTGCTTTAAAGAGCGCCAATGCGGGTGCAGCCAATGTGCTGTACCTCAAATCTTTCTGTATCGACATCGACTGCGGTGAAGGCAAGCCTTATACGACCAAGAGGGACGGCCTCGCTGCGCTCACAAGCTTCTTGAACAGTACCGGGCTTCCCATGCCTACGCTGGTCGATTCGGGTAATGGCGTGCATTGCTATTGGTTTCTGGACCGTGAGATTCACTACGATCTCTGGAAGCCTGTAGGCATGAGCCTTAAAGCCAAGACGCACGAGCTTGAGTTCCATGTGGACCACAGCGTTACGGGTGACGGAGCGCAGATCATGCGCGTACCGGGTACTTGCAATACCAAAGACAAGTCGAACCCCAAGCCTATCAAAGTCCGTAGTGTAGGCTCGATCATCACGTTTGAAGAGTTTGCGGCGCTAATACCCCCAGCGCCTACGCATAGTAGGCCGCAAGCCTATAAGGATGAGCTGACGCGCAATCTGGCTGGGGTTAACAATGTATCCTGCAGCTTCGATTTGATCCTGAAGAAGAGCCAGAAGCTTAAAGAATTCACCACGCGCTCTAAGGTGGTGATCACTGACAAAGATGGCAACGAGAGTTTCGAGTACCGCAACAAGGTGATCGAAGCCTGCGCAGGCTGCCCACAGATTAAGTATGCCTATGAGCATAGGACTACGATTGATCACGAGCTTTGGTATCCGGCTCTGACCGTAGCCGCTTTCTGCACAGATCGAGATGAAGCGATCCACACCATTTCAGAAGGGCATCCTACTTACGACTATCATGAAACCATCAAGAAGGCTGATTCATTCAACGGTCCTATCACTTGCGATGAATACCGTGCCAAAAACCCAGATCCCTGCAATGGCTGTGGGTACCGCCTTGAGCATAAGAAAGAAGGCGAATATCGAATCAAGTCTCCTATTATGTTGGGGAAGTACACTGAGTTCGCACAGCCTTCTGACAACATCATTGAAGATGTGATCCACGATGGGTTCGCAGAACCTGTCACGATTGAAGCTCCGATGGCTTACCCCTCGCCATGGGCACGGCCTAAGCAGGGTGGGATTGTTCGCAGGGACTTTGATGTGGAGCAGGCCGAAGACTTGGATGAACCTGCCGAGACTTTCATCTATGAGAATGACCTCTGGGTGAAGCAGATCCTGATTGACCCTGATTCAGGTGAAGTTCTACATCTTGTCCATATTCAGCCTGATGGTCCGGGTAAAAAGCATGTGCTGGAGTTCATCATTCCATCAGAAGAGATAGCCCGCCGGGAGGCACTACAGAGACGGCTTGCATTTTATGGTGTCCATGCCGCCTTCACACCCGCAACGGCTAACCTGCTTCAGCAGTACATCAGGGATTGGGTTTCCAAGATTAAGAAAGAGCAAGTCAAGCTCTATGCACGATCACACTATGGCTGGCACGAGGAGGCGTTTGTGGTAGGTAAGAAAGAATACACCCCTAATCAGGTGGCTGTTTATAGTCCGGCATCTAAGGCTACGGAAGACACCGCAGAATATCTGATGCCTAAGGGGAATTTGGATCTGTGGCGCCAGATGGCGAATCTCTATGGCACTCCGGGTAATGAAGCTAGGGCATTCATTTTCTTTGTCAGCTTCGGCGCTCCGCTCTGCACGTTCCTGAATCAGGGAAGCTGCATCATTCACTTGACCAACAAGGACTCAGGTGTCGGCAAGTCAACCAATCAGCGAGTATCGGCCAGTACGTGGGGTGACCCCAAGGAGCTCATGCTTCTCAGCACGGATACGGATAATGCCAAGTACCAGCAGTTCGGTGTCTTTAGAAACCTGCCGATCTACATCGATGAGATCACCAACATGCCGCCGGATCGGCTGAGTGACTTCACATTCCGCGTATCGCAGAACCGGGGTAAACATCGTCAGAACTCGCATAGCAATACACTCAGGAAGAACACAACGAAGTGGGAGACGATCATCGTTACGTCAGGTAATAACAGCCTGTATGACACGCTGAAGCAGCATAAGATCAACGTAGCAGGTGAGTTAAACCGCATCATTGAGTTGCCAGTATCCGTAAAGGACTCGCTTTCCATTGAGGAAGCCAGCTATTGGTACGAACAGGTTCTGTTCGATAACTTTGGTTTGGCAGGTGAACTCTACGCGCAGTACCTCGTGGACAATAAAGCGCAGGTGGTGGCTATGGTGAAAGCCACGTATAAACTGTACGCCAGTAAATTTAACTTCAAAACGGAGCATCGGTTCTATCGTGCCGCTTGTGCGGCTGCCTTTACCGGAGCGAGGATCGCCAAGGAGCTGGGTCTCCATGACATCGATGTAGATCGTGTCGAGCAGTGGGCCGTACAACAGTTGGGCGGCATTCAGACTACCGTTCAAGAAGCAGGAACGCAGGACTCTGTGGCTACGCTGGGTCAGTTCCTCAACGCCTACAAGCGCAATGAGCTGGTGTTGAATGCAGGCAAGGTGATGGCTGGCGGGCTGGAGCTGTCACAGGCTCCGACCAAAGACGCGCAGGGTCAACTCGTGATTCGCGTTGAGCAGGATACGAGCCGGATGTACATCTCGAAGAGTGTGCTCATGCACTGGTGCGGAGAGCACCGGGTTCACTTCACGGTATTGATCGATGATTTGGATGCAGCAGGACTGCTGGTGAGTAAGGCGCTTCACAAACGCCTAGCGGAAGGCACTTCAAGTCCGGGTCTTCCTGTAGCCTGCATCTGCGTAGATATGACTAGAGCAAACAAGATGAGGGATGAGCTTGCTCTAGATGCTCCAGTAGGCTTACAATAGTTCTACGTACATTTGAGTTTGTCTGGATTCATTTACGTTCATCTCCTGACTTATAGCCCCGACTCTCCTCCGGGGCTTCTTTTTGCCTATTTCTTTTCTTCCGCCTTGGATCTCAGGGCTTCCAACTTACCAACCTGCTTACGTTTCCTTTCCAGCATGGCTTCATATTCACGCTGTAGCTTGTCGGCGTCTTCGTATTCCTTGGTGTTCTTCAAGCGCTCGATAGCGGTGTTGGTCTTTGAGATCTTACGCTTGATGCGCTCAGCTTGCTTAGCATAGCGACCTTCTTCCTTGTACTCTGCAGCGCCTTCCTTGTCACCACGCTTACTCAGAACCTTGGCTGTATGTCGCGCCATCGCTTGTTTGTCAGCGAACTCATATGCTGAGCTGAGCTCAATATGATCCGGGTTAGTCAGCATGCCACTAATGACAGGAACCTTCTCGGTGATGTCTCTGAGATCCGCACGGGCCGTATCTGATCCGAACGCTGCAGCAGCGCCTTTAGCCGTGGAGTCCAATAGACTATACATACCACCGAATACACCCTGACCCAGATGTTTAACCGAAGCCGGAGAAAGTACACCTGCTGAAACAACATCCGCGATAGGAGACACCCCTTTTCCACGTTCCGCCGGAGCGAGAGACGTATCCGCCAAAGGTTTAATTTCTCCTTCTGAAGCCCGGTAGCCAGTAATGGATTCCAAGAGCAGCATAGGAAGATACGGCAGGAAGAGATGATCCAGACCCGGAGGTGCAAGATCCCGCCAGATAGAGCTTTTGAGCGTAGCCGTATAGTCCTTGTCTCGATCCAAGCCATACCAGTTGCGTACCCACATCTCAGGGCCAAGCTTGAACAACGTGTTAAGCTCGAAGGGACCTTTGGCTTTAACCATACGGCCTTCCTTGGTCTCAAAGGAATCAGGAATAGGAATCAACCAATTAGCTGACCATTCATCCGGTTCCGCGTTCCTATAGTCTTCAGATAGTTCGCAGCGAAGCGCCGTAATCGCAGCAGAGAAAGCCATCATTGCTGCAGCGTGCCCTATGAAAGTAGTTCTGAGTCCTGCAATCGTTTTACCCTTGGCATGAGGGTCCATGCCATAACCTGTCGCGTGGCGGATGATCGCATCCATACCTTGCGCCCAAGAATTGAAGAACGGCGTAGTCTGCGTAATAAATTGCACCGTAGCGTTTCGGCCTCGGTTGGCGAAGTTGATCATCTCGCCTACGTGAGTGATAGCCGCATCACGCGCGGCGTCTCCATGTAGTGGGGTGCCTGTCAGCTTTCCGCTTTCCGCGCGTTCCAAAGCTTTGCGCATAACGGCGACTTTCGTCGCGGCATCAGCATACTCATGGATGCGCATAACGAGGTCTTTAGAGTCTTTGTAGTTTTTAGCCAGACCCTTCGATGCCTGCAGTTTACCTTTTTCTTTAATCAGATTTCGGAGGTACTCATGAGAACCTGAGACGCCCTGAGCCTTCAGCTCACGGTAAAGCTGCGCTGCGCTGGTATCCACATTCGGGAGTTCTGAGAACAACAGGGATGCAAACTCTTTACCCGTGTGGAAAGGTGTAACGACACCTGCACGAGAAGTGAACGTAGCCATGAATGGTTCGCGAACCAACTGATTCCACCAATATCTAGGATCGACCAACATGGCCCGGCTGACGTACTTTGTCGCATCGGTAATGTATTCCGGTACAGGAAGGTTATGCACCATCTCAAATGCTTCATAGAGCGGACGATCAGGTACATGGTAATACTTTCTCTTGCCATCCTTGATTGCAGCTACGACATCCAGATTCTTAGGAGGCGGTGTAGTGCCCGGAAGTTCTTTAGCGCGGCCCATCTCAACCAAGGACTCCAAAGAACCCAGTCGCGCGTTGTTATGCAGGGCCATAGCACCTGTCCGCGCCTGATGAGTCAGGAGGTTCTCAAAGAAACGAACCTGATGCTGACCACCCTTGAGACCTTTAACTGGCATGACTTTACGTTGACCCCCCTGCAGATATACCGCAGAAGCAGGCATTGCTGCATCCAGATCCTCAATGCTCATATAGAGCGGAGCGTAGTTGTACTTGGAGTCGGTGAACTTCTTGTAGGTCTCGTTGGAGATCACACTTGTGTCACGAAGCAGCTTGGCATTGTTCGTAAAGAGCTCGCGGATATCCGCAGCAAGCTGCTTGGCTTCAGGATTAGCCTCAATGAACTCACGCGCAGCGCGTTCCTGTGCTGGGCTGATATCGTAGATCCTGCCTGATTCGTCGCGCTGCGCCTTGCTGTACTGATCCTTAACCGCCTTATAAAGGCGCTGCTGCAGGGCGATGTAATCCTTACCCGCGGTGTAATTGGGGTTGCGGTATTCAGCCTTGGCGGCATCGAACTCGCGCTGAGCTCTTTCCAGCTCCCGCTGTACGCGCGGGTTATCCTTCATCCTGCTTGAAAGACTTTTGACCGTATCGAGCGTAGCTTTCGTCTTATCGTAATTGGATTTTGTCTTGTCCAGATAGGCTTGACCCAGCTTGATCTTACGCTGCGCTTCGTCCATGACCGCTTTCATTTCAGCGCCACGGAGGTTATGTCCTGCCTGTGCCAGAGTCACCATGGATTCGGAGAAGCGATCCCTAAGGTCTTCAGGCAGCTCCATCACGCGCTTGATCAGTCGATCAGGGCTCAACTGCGGATCAAATACAGCTTCAACCAGTCCTTGAGCATTACGCTTTAGGTAACCATTGTGCAGGGCTTCGCTGACGAGATGTGCGTAGCGCGTCTGCTGGGCGATCTTAGCCGTAGCACGGATCTCGTTGTTCTCATCATAAAGCGGAAGCTTGCCGAGGATGGCTTCCAGAGGTGCCCGCACACTCGCGTACTGAGTACGGATCGGGGTATAGAACCGTTCAAACCAAGTCTCGGTATTGGCATTTCTGACCGCTTCATCAGCGGTATCACCGATGGAATACATCCGTTCTTTGGGTGCAGCCGTAGGTTCACCGCGCTTGAGAATCTCATCCGCCATGGGGGCGAAGTCATCGGCCTTGAGCCAGTTGGCGCTGCCAGTCAACTTATGCGCGGTGCGGCGCAGCCATGACATGAAGCTCTTGGAGATTGGAAGGTTCGGAGCATGCTGAGTCAGATAGGCCAGAGCTTCTTCATGGATGTGTTCAGGGTTGGTGTCCTTAGGCACTCGGTCATAGGCTTTAGCTACGGTAGCATCGCCCTGCTCTTTGAGCTTCTGAAGACGGTCAAGAATCGACTGGAACTCAGGATCGGTTTTACCCAAACGCTTCGCATGCACAGCAACTTCGTGGCGCATGAGGCCATGGATGTCTTCGTCCTTACCGATGTTATCGGCAATCAGGGTCACCCGTTTGGTATTAGGGTCGTAGAATCCTTTCACGTTCGGCTCTACGCCAGCCTGCTCACGAGTGAGTACATCAACCTGCGGCGCTTCCTTACCGTAGGTCTTGGCAATGTGATCGTTCAGGGACTCAACGCTGTGCGCAGCTTCGGGTGCTACACCACGGGCTTCAAGGATCTCAGGTTTGGTTGTGTCGAAGGTACCTTTATTGCCGATGGCTGATTTGATTTGTTCTGAATCGAATACGACAAACTCTGCGGAAGGATCTTCCCACGGTCTGTTGCTCAACGCTTCTCCACCAATTTCAGAAGCCATGATACCGTCATAATCAGCTTTCTTGAGCGCCTTCTGTATGAACTCTTCGCGGTCCCCATTGATACCGCCTAATTCTTCGACATGGGGTTTGTAATCTTTAGCATAATCCTCCCCATGATAGTCTAGCCATGCGCGATAAGCAGTTTCAAACTCAGGCATTTCTTTGCGCAATTTAGTTATATCGGCGTCGGTAAACCCCTGATGCCAAATAAATGGCTTTTTCATGTTTAGATAAACGGGCATCAAATTAGCATTGTCCGATATTTTAGGATCTGGATGCCCGTACCCAGAATACTCCTCTGCCATTCCTTTGTGCCCAAAATAAAAGCCTTTGCCTAAGACTCTTCCAGAACGCTCATCTTTATATTCAAAAGTTGGGAAGTCTTTGTTAGTCCCATGATAAACCTTGATCGGTCTACCCTCAGCGTCAACAGCTTTAGTTCCTTCAAACCCTTTCCAGAAGTTCTTTACGCCTTCATCCGTGGTATGAATACGCTGACCCGTGCTGTCATGCACTGGGCGCTGGACTCCGTCCACATCGATATGGGTAGGCTCTTCCGCCTTGGCGAGCTTTACTTCTTTCGGGGTTTCGACTTCAGGAGCTTTGATCCCTTGTCCGCTTGGTTCCACTCCTTCGCCACCGATTGCTTGATCCCTACCTTCTTCGCGAAAGCCGGGTTGTGCGCCGCCGCGGCCATCAGGCGCGCCTGTTTGGGGGATTTGCTGGGCATCTTCTACCTCTTTCATTCGCGCTGAAAGCGCATCATATTGGTCACGTGACAGGATGCTCGACTTGTTGACGAGCTCCTCAATCTTAGGATGATCTTCAATATTGTTAATGTCCAGACCCTGCAGCTTATTGTACAAGCTGGTCTTTGCCTTGGTCGGCTTGAGACCCAAAACAGATTCGGCAAAATGAGGTTCGGGTACAGGTTCCGCTGGAACTTCTTCCACGGTAGGCATGGCCTGCTCTCTGCCACGCACAGTCGGTTCGGGAATCCCGTCTTCCAAAGCAAGCATTTCAGGTGCGGCCATTTCAGGCGCAGGTTCTGCAGCTTTAGCCGCTTCAGCTTGACGGAAGAATTCTTCACCCGCTTTAGCCTGAGCTTCCAAGTCTTCTACAGACTCGACAGGACCTTCGGTAGGGGCTAAGGCCTCACCACCTTCTGGTGCAGGTTCAATCGGACGAGGCGCAGCGCCTTCCTGTACTGGAGGAACTTCCGGGGCCCGAACGCCCCGACCACGCATACCGCCTACAGCGCCAAGTGTTCCACCTGCCAAGACATCAGCAGCCAGCGTACCTGCATATTCTTCAAGCGCTTTTTCATCAGCAAGAGGTTGACCCGCAGCCGCACGCTCAATAGCTACAGAGGGAACATCAGCAGCCGCAGCACCAGCAGCGCCCTTCGCGAGGCTCTTACCAACCTGACCCGCTACAGGAGCAAACTTGGTGAATGGCAGGGTTTGAAGAACAGCCTCTGTGCCAACAGCACCGATATTTTTAAGCTCATAGGGATCAAAAGGTTTACCCTGCTCATCATAACGCTGAGCCAGACTGCCTGTAGCAATCGGTAAAGTAGCCGCACCAAGACCCCCCACAACAGCGGCTTCAGGAATAAAAGGCGCGGCAAGGGCCGCCGCGCCCAGCGGAGCAAGTCCTCCCAGCGCCGTACCGCCGTAGTATGCGAGCTTCTTGGAAAGAGGATCAGTAGGAAGCGGAGCTTCTACTTCTTTGGCAAGCTCTTCCTGCCATGCCTTACCTTTGGCAATCAGCTCTGGGTTTTTAAGAAGTTCACCCGCGCCACGCTCAAATTGAGCACCGACGCCTTTAAACGCTGCGCCCGCGGCTGGGAGGAATCCCGTCTTTTCAGCATGAGCCTTGGTCATCCACTCCTGATCGGGGAATTGCTTCTGCAGGTCTACTAATGCGTCATTGACGTTGACACTTTCAGGGAGCGTGAGGGTTTTACCGTTGGTCAAAGGGTGATCGATCACACCTTCTACATCCATGCCTTGCGCACGGAGGCCATTAATCGCATCTTGGCGTGATACGTCTTTAGGGACGGTCAGCGTCTGCCCATTCGACAGCGGGATATCATAAGTCTCACCCTGCGGGCCTTGCGGCATTTCAGCAGGAGCGTCACCCAGATACTGGCGCGCTTGAGCTATACGATTCTCATAGTTGGCATACTTTGCATTAGGGCGTTCGTATGCGGCGCCAAAGACTCGCGCGGCTTCCTCTACATTCTTAGATGCCAAAACACCCTCAAGAGCTTTACGCTCCGGGCCTTTCAGCTCGTGCATCATGTAGTCGAGCTGGGTATAGAGATTGCTAGGGTCAAGACCCTGCTGTTTGGCAAACGGGATCAACCCTGTATAGCCATTGCCTCCGTGAAGGCGTTCCTTGTTCCATTGAGCAGCACCGAAAGAATAGGCTTCGCCCGGAAGAATCTTGCCGCCAACGGCCCCGGTATTCCCACCAGATTCTTGAGCAAGGTTACCTACAATGCCTGCTGCCTGATGCGGCTTGAATCCCTGCTTGAGGAGGTAGTCATAGGCATAAGAGAGATTCTGATTTTGCAGCGCAGAGCTACGCTGCGCAGGAGCCTGTGGACGGTACTGGCTTTCAGGAGTTTCAGCAAAAGCTGATTCAGGAATAACCTCGCCAAAATCGAGAGGGTCAAAATCCGCTCTTGCCATATTACACCTTACCTAAGCCAGCCTGTTTTACCGCCCCCTAATTGTACTTGCTGTCCGGCAGGACTGGAAGTTGGAGAAGCACTTGTGCCGCCGAAACCGGGACCACCTGCGCTACGGGTGCGTGAAACCAATTCGTTATACACCGTTGGTGCTTGGTCCATTGTAATGGTGCCTTCTTTAACCAGATCCATGACTGAATTCTGAAGACTGGTAAGATTGTTCCCCGTAAGCCCTTCCCTTGTGGCTTTCTCCATTGCTGCGCGTACCGTAGCATTGGCACTGATAGTAGCCGCCTGCTCACGAGACAGATTTCCCATGGCTTCCCTGCGCTCTGCGGATGCGAGTTCAAGTTCTTTAGTGCCGCGCCCGTATTTGGCTTCCCACATTTTAAGCTGGGCTTCCGCCGCTGCTTTGTCGTGCGCCGTCTGTGCAGACATAACTTGGTTAATGAGATCTTTACGGATCTCGTAAGGCTGCATGGCAGACTTGACGCGGAGTGCATCCAGCGTAGCTTGACCTTCATCTTCAGAACGGCGATGCTCGCCCATGGTAGCCATCATAGACGCAAGACCTGCACCTGCGCGGTGCTGACCAGAACCGTAACTGCCAAGATACCCGGCCAAACCCGATGCGATGTTCTCGAACATGTTGAACTTGGCTTGTTTAGCTTGCCTATGCTCATGCTCACTGATCAACTGGGCTGCAACGTCCGGCATATCACCATACAGCTCGCCGAGCTTGTTAACACGCTCTTCAAAGCTAGGCTTGTCCGATTCGCCCTTGCCTACGTTACGCGACGTAACCGTAGGGATCATCTCAGCCGGGTGCGGCTCAGGCGCTGAGAAATAATCCTGCTCGTATGCAGACGTATCAGGGGCGTCAGGAACATCAGGCATACCACCCATCCAAGGGCTGTCCTGAGCCAGATCAGCAACACCACCCCAGTCAAATTCACGAACCGGGCCGCCCTGTGCCAGAGCAACAATACCTCCGGTAGCCATCTGCTGCGCACTCTGCTGTGCTACACCTTCAAGACCCGGCATAGCCAGACCCATCATGTTGGGGTCCATAGGCGGCTGCGCCTGCGCAAGAACCTGATCAACAACCTGACCCTGCGGAGGAGGCGGAGTAGGCTGCGCCTTGTTATAAGAGTTAAGGATCGCCGTAGCGATCCCACCCTCGATGCTGCCCGTCTGTTTGCCCTGCTGAGCCAGTTGTCCAAGACGCTGTTTGCCCTGTTGATCATTCGGGATCATCTTGAGGGCATCGTAGATTTCCTGCGGGCTAGGGGCCCCAATGTTTGGATACTGCATCGTAAGCTCCTTAACCCTGCTTATTTGTTTGAGCAGTTACACCAGACTGGCCGCCACCCACGCCACCAAGAATACCAACACCCTGATTACCTAAGGCGGACGGCCCACCCCAGACACTGCCCGCATTCTGCGACTGCTGGTTGTACCAGTTCTGCCCAAGACCTTGCAGCGTACCGCCAGCGTTTCCAAACATGCCAACGAGGTTGGAATTGTAATTTCCGATCTGGGTGCCCAGAGACCCTAACCCTTGCGCACCTTGCAGTGATTGGCTTAACGCACCGATGTTCTGCTGATTGGCTTGGAGCCCCGCCTGCTGATTAGCCATTTGTCCCTGCAAGCTCTGTTGTGCATTAAACTGCGAGGCGGCGTTTGCGGCAATTTGGTTCTGTTGTTCAGCCGTGAGCTGCCCACCATACGATTGCATGGCTGCCTGCAAGGCGTTATTTACCGCAGACTGTCGCTGCTGATTGATAGCCGCTTGGTTCTGCTGGTTCGCCTGTTGCGAGAACTGCGCGTTCTGTAGATTAGATTGGAACCCGCCTAAACCATATTGCTGATTAGCGAGCTCTGCTTGTTGTGCGAGCTGAGCATTCTGGTTAGCGACATTCCAGTCCATACTCTGATTCGCTTGCTGCGCAGCGAGCTGTTGAGCTACGTAGTTGTTGTATGCCGTATTCTGCGATTGAGCGTTGAATTGCGCGGAGGCATTTGCGGCTACTTGATTTTGCTGAGCGGCGGTGAGCTGCCCACCATACGCCTGCATAGCGGCTTGCAAAGCGTTACTTACATACTGCTGCCGCTGCTGATTGGTAGCCGCCTGATTAGCCAACTCTGTCTGTTGGGCCGCTGAAAGATTAGCCTGCCCGGCTTGCACACCTAAACCCTGCTCGGCAGAGAACTGTCCCATACCCGACTGGTAGGCTTGCTGGAGACCTTTTTCTTCGATGTCATTCAACAGCATTGCTTGGTCACGCGCCGCATTAGCACGTTCAACCGCCAAACGTGACCCACCAAAAGCCTTCGCCCCTACAGCCTGTTTGTTCAGTTCGTTAAGACGTTTGGCGTAGTCATAGCCCGCTTCCCGTTTTTGAATGTTGGTGACATTTTGTTGGTATGGGCTCATATACTGAGCCGCGGTTCCCGCATCGGTCCATGACTTGGGCGCAGCCATCTGATTGAGTTTGGCCTGTGCAGACTCATAATTTTTTACCGCCGCTTCCGTAGGCGCCTGCATCATCTCGGCTTTGTACCGCTCAACTTGCGCCATCTGGGCAGCAATATCGCGCACATCCCCGCGCTTAATCTGCGCGGCAGTAGCCTCACGTCCTTGCATCTGCGCAGCCTGCATCTGCGCTGCGTCGTAGTCTTTTACTTCCGCCTGCGTAGGCGCTTTCATGCGCGCTGCAGTGTAATCCTGTGTACTTACATTTTTGGGTGCATATTTGGCTGCATCTTTTAACCCAGAAATAGCCTCGTTATAGGCTGTAGTAGCCTGACCAAACTGCTCCGGTTGTTTCTGCATACCCTGCAACTGGCGGATGGCTTCTGAATACAACGGGTTGGTTGTAACGCCCGCGAGATTGCCTTCTTTAATAGCTTTCTCATACACACCGGGATCAAACCCGAACTTACCCGCTTGGTTCAAATAAGCGTCAGAGGCGGTGAGCCCTTCTTTCCTAGCGGCGTCTAAAAGTGCCGTTTTTTCCTGTCCCGCAGGGCTTGCTTGATATGCCTTACTCGCAGAATCTACAGACTTGGCAACCGCCGGATTCTTAGGCGTACCTGTACCTGTCTCCGAATAAGGAGAAACATTGAGCCCTGTGTTCTTTTCGATCTTATCAAGCCGCGCTCTTTGAGCATCAGTGACTGTACCTGCCTCAATCGCCTTATTGATTTTTAAAACAGCTTGGCGTTGAGCAGGAGAGAGTGATTTTACATCTCCGCCCGGAGCGTATCCACGCCGCGGGTCGCGTACAGGTTCATCATCCAAACTCATGATGCCGCCTTGAGCTGCCGTCTTAGGCGGCTGGTATTGAACCTGCGATGTCACAGGGTTATTCGCTCGATTGAGAGCGGTCAGCGTTTCCTCTGAAGATGCTCCCTCAGGAAGGCCTAGGAATTTGCGCGTCTGCGCAGGATCGCCTTTCTGAAAACCCATCAGCATGTCCTGCTGATTCTTGATGTTGGCAAGAGCGGGTTTAAGAATAGGTAGCGCCAGTTTGGTGGCCTGAGGTGAACCCCAGATACCCGTGGCAAGCTGCTGATACTGTGACGTACTTGAAGGAACTGATGAGCCGCCCATAGCGATACCTCTTAAAGCGATGCGCTAATTATATGATATTTATGTTCAAGACCATACCGCCGCCATAACCGCAGGATTTCATCCCGCGCGCCAGCTTCCACACAAGTGGCTCCGTTGGAACGGAGTACGTCAAAGAACTGATTGCCTGTCTCGTGACCTGTCACGAGGCGCCCGCCAAGGGCGATAATAAACGCGACCCTATCTCTAGGACGATTGAAATACTGTATGGCTGCCGCTCCTTTGAACTTACCCGGTTCATCGAAAGCCACAACCAATGACCACGCACCCGTGGTCAAATAAACTCGTGCTTCATCCAGTGTGTAGTCACCGCATGAATAGTCCAGCGCCGAACTGATGTAGTCTTCTACCAGAGGTAGAATTTGGTTTACAAGCTGTACAGGTACTTCTTGGACATTCATGCCGCATGCCGTGCCTTGGCACGCTGCTTAGCTAGGCTACCCGCTTTGGGTGGAGGTCCCGCATGAAGGCTGTTGCATAGATGCGTAAGATATTTAGCTCCGGCTTTCGTTGAGCCGTTACCCAGCGCACTGACTACATCCGCAGGCACCACGTAGTCACCGTTTTTAAGCCGTACAGATCCACCCCGCGCAGCGCGGATGGTAGCTACACCGCCTTCGGCTTTACCGGGAAGCCATGAATCAGCTAACTGCTGGCCTTCAGCCGTGGCCTGTTCGATTTTTCTCTGGCCGCTATTGTCATAAGTGACTTGCGGGCTAGCGATTGTTTCAACGCCTTTAGAGGCTACATTAGAAGCCGCGAAATCTCCTAGCTGTCCAAATCCAGTTATGCCACCAGAAGTCAGGGTTGGGCCAGCGGCAGGTATTGCTAAACTGCCCCCCGGAGCCGCAGCGGTAGGTGCTGCACTTATAAGTCCCGGTACGATGCCTGATCCTGAACTTGCCGGAACTGCTCCCGCTGGAATAGCACCGGGGCCGCCCATAGCCGAAATAACACTGCCGGGCATAATACCCCCCGTGCTGCTAGTTGCTATTGTAGGCGCCGCTGTTGCTGCTTCGGTTGCCGCCGCTGCTGGGGCCGCTGCCGCGCCTCCTGTTCCCGCTAAAGCGCCAAGGCCTGTCCCTGCTGTACCCGCCAGAGCTGAAGCCGCGGTCAAAGATCCGAGACCACCAGCACCTACAGCGGTAGACCCTAAAGCTCCAATACCCAGTGCCGACCCTAAGGATGCAGATAACGCGCCTGCGATGTTTCCAATAGCGATGCCTGTTCCAATAAAACTCATTGGGGTGCCTCCAGCAGGCGGTTGTATTCTTCCATCGACTCACACACGAGGGCTTTTTCTACCCTATCGATAGCCTGCTCTTTGCAGGCGTGGACCGTAAGCCATTCTACTTCTTCATGGACATAGATGAAACGATGCGTACCCTTGGGGGTGATGAAAACATCAGGGGCCCTGATATCCCGCTTATTACCATGCTCATCCATGATTGTGATATGCCCGCGAAGACAAACCGCTATATGATCAGATCGATGAACCTTGGTGGTAAAAACTACCCCAGTAGGAACGACAATACGACGCCCGTACAGATCAGGTGTATGGTAATGAATAGGATCGGGATTAACGCGCTCAAGATGGTGCTCATCAATGAACGCCTCCATGGAGGCTGTGATTTCATCAATTGAGGGAACCTCTTTAACTACGGCATTCATGCGATACCCAGCTCTCTCTTAGCGGCCTCAAGACCTGCGTCTTCGTTGATCTGTTCTTCACGACCATAAGCAGCCTTGCGAACACTCCTAAGAAGGTCATCCAGACGATCTACACCGATCATGTCCACGATATGCTTGGGCACAATAAATTCACCGTCCGCTACACGGATAGGTTCCTGCCCTTCAATGTTGGCATCGATGTCATCAGACATGCCGTCACCTTCACCATCCAGCAGGCCGCCTTCAGCGTAGCCTTCAATAACCTCTTGCCTCTGAGGCGTAGCCGCCGGGTATGGATGAGCGCTAGCGATTTGCGACATAGGGTAATAACCCTGCGGAGGCTCTGGATTAAGATTAATGTAGCCACCTGTGGCATAGCTTCCCAGACCCTGCATATAAGCAGGCATCCCTCCTGCGCTTTTAACCTTATCTACGAGATGCTCGGGAATCCGTACCTGTACCGGAACCCCATTATTACTCTGCATAATGACAGGGCCACCACCTGCGTAGCCGTACGTCGAGCGCGCCAAATTAGTCGCCTGCAGATCCGTCAGGAACATACGCTTACGCATCTCTTCTTCAGCCTGTTGCGCTGAGTCCTTAGACTCCTGCTCTGAAGTTACCGCGTTACCAATCATCCCTGCTTGAAACAGGTATGGCACATAGTCCTCGTACTTCTTGAAACCTTCCTTAGTAAAGGCGGTCTGCGCAGCGGTACCCAGATTATCGAAGAAGCCGGGCTTTTCTCCGGCACTAGTGCCACTCGCGCTTTGCCCTGTTGGTGTAACAGGCAGGCTCTGAGCTTGCGCGGCGATATTTGGTTGTGTCTCTCCGGTAAGCTGCCGCAGCTTATCCATATCCGTGAGGTTTCCGGTGGGAGTTGCCTCTATAGGCGCTCTAGACATATTGTCGTTTAGCGGCTTTTCGCCTAAGAGCTGACCAAACTTGGCTTGATCATCGCCCATCTGTGGGAACACATCTTCCGCAGCAAAAGCTCCGAGCCCGCCAGACATACCGCCCTGCAACGCACCACCCAAAGCACCTGCCTTCCCTCCCGTGGCTCCGCCAATCGCTGCACCAAGTCCCGCGCCAGCCAAAGCGGGTACAGCCTTACCAACGGCTTCTTTCATCAAGTCGCCCGTGACCCCACCAAGGGCCTCATTAATAACCGGACTCAGCGCAGCACCCACACCAAAGCTGCCCATACCTGTCAGTGCGCTACCCAACAAATTGCTCCAGCCATAAGCTTCAGGGAGCCCGGTCTTCGGATTCGTTGTTGTAGGTCCTAGAAACTGACTTAGTACAGCAACCTCATTCGGGTTCACATGCATCAGCATGGAATCGCCATTGCGCCCAAGAGCAGCCAATCCTTTCGCGGTGTTGTGATACATATCTGCTCCTACGGGACGATTTTTAAGGTGCCGCTGTCGTTCCAAACATCCCCTGAAGAAAGCCCCGTTGAGGCTGTGGGGAGATCCTGAAAGTTGACAATGGTCTTGTTAACCAATGGATTTGTTGGGTCTATTATATATTCAACTGAAGCGACAGGCTGTGTGGCTCCAGACCCCGTCAAAGACAACGTAAGCTGAGTTCCACGGATAGGCCCCGGATTGGCCTGCTGTTCCATGTAAAAGTTGATCAGTCGTACCAAAGCGTTCATGTACTGAACGTCATACTCCAGCGGAGCCAGAGGTAGAACTGCACGAGCAGGCTTAGCGTTTCCGTAGTTTTTAATGGTCATCTGCGGCCATCCGGCTGGATCTCAAGCCTAGGTACACCCAACTGCCACTTCACACCCACATCATCACTGCTGATTCTAAAGGCCACCTGACGCCCGCGAAGCCTGATCCACATCTGCTCTGTGTAGTTATAGACCTGCGTAGTGACTTCGTTACCTGAAACAGACGGCGTTTGCGTGCTTTGAAAGAGCCCTTGACCCGGATAGTTACGTGCTGAAATGGTCATCGTCACCATAGGCGATGTATTGGTTGAACCAATAAAATCAACGTCAGGAATAACCCGTTTCACAAAGCTGAAGCTGTCGCCCTCACCCAAGTCAAAGTCTGCACTTTCAATATAAGCCGCGATGGCACTCGGAGGATTTGTCGTTCCGTCGTTGATACCGCTTTCATGTTGAACCAACTGACCATCTATCGTTGCCCAAGGCAGGCCCTGAATATGAGAGTCCAACCACGCGGTGCGCTCCATCTGCCCGTAGTACCAGAGTTTTTCGAGATAGTTGTAGATGACATAACGGTTCAGAATGACAGAATCCGCGGAAGGGTAGAACCACCAGATTTCGTTGTACTTCTCGTTGGTCCCGCAAACGACCTGATCCGACTGATCCGTATTGAAATCGTCGAAGATGTACTGGCGCAAGGAGCAAGGGAGTGTATCCACACGCCCGGAGTACGCATAGAACTTGTCGATCCCCATCCAGTACGTGATGTTATTTGCAGTAATCGCGGCATTAGGCGAAGCGATGGTAATCTCGTTGGAGATCGTATTGAACCCGAAAATAAATGGCTGTCCTTGGTACTGCATGGAGTAGAGCGCAGCATCGGTCCAGATCAACACTTCCTGTCGCGTCTTTTCCGCTGTAACAATCTCACTGCCATAGGTCAGTCGGTAGAACCCCGCCGTGTTCGTAATGTCCGTCGGGTCCCAAATCAAGTAGTCTTCCTGTGTGCACCACTGCACCAAAAGAGGGTCCCGCGTAGCGTTCTTGGCTGTACCTGTACCTGTGCCCACGCCTGTGGCCGTGAAGTATTGACCGATCTCGTTCTTGGATGCACCAACCAACGTGAAGTCCGTAGAGCCCACAAAGGTGATGACGTAGTCTACGCCTACAACAAAAGCACCCGCCGTAACATCAGGGATTGTCGGATCACTGCACCCAAGAGCCACGATGTGGCGCTCATCCGTCACCAAGACACGGGTAGATACCGCAGGGGCATAGCCGTCCGTACCCGGAAGATCGATGATATTAACGCCACGAGTCGTAATCTGACCGGAAGAAGAAATGTCAGCGCCAGACCAATAGAAGATGGGGCCATACTCAGGATTAAAGAATAAATCCTGCCCGAAGCTGTCGGCACTCCACAAACGAATTTCCGTCGATAACCCATCGCCTTCATAGGGGGTGTTCCACCCGTGGTTACCATTCCAAGGCCCTGCGCCCCAGCCCATACCGAAGACCGTTGCATCAAGCCCGGTAACCAACTGGTAAGCCGCAACAACAGGCGCTGTCCCACCTCCGGCGGTAGCCGCTGTAGACTGAACGCCTATATCAAAAATGATATAACTGCCCGCAGCGTCCGTAATCTGATATTCAGCATTCAAGTTACCCGTGGTGTACGGACCAAAAGCCGTGGCATCGCTGAAGGTTACAAAATCGTTTTGCGTCGCGTTGTTGTTCGGGCTGTTCACCACCATGTAGGAACTAGAAACAGCATCGCCAGAAGAGTGCGTAGCGGCTGTGGTCCCGTTATACCCACGAATGCAATTAGAAAGCGTTGTTCCTGAAGCGTCGCCTACCCAGATTTCCTCTGTACCGATCTTGATGACATAAGGCGTAATGCGGGTAAAGGACGTACCACTTACTACGTCGAAAGACGTAGCCGTAGCCGTGATGTTGGAAGTCAGCGTAGAGTAGATGGGCAGGAAAGGATTGTTCGGAAGGTCCAAGGTCACGCGAATAGGCGTGATATCAAAATACGTACCCCCTACGTAGGCGTAGTACTTGAGATTGGTTCCGAGCCCCAGAACGTAAAAACCCGCGAGGGTGACCCACTCAACGATATGTTTGCAAGTGCCCAAGAAAGTAAGACTGGACGCTGCCGTCCACCCGCCGAGCTTTTCCGGCATTCCAGAGCGAAAGCGAATTTTGTCGCACGCATACCAACCACCCGAGTTGGCAAGATCAGTAGACTCTCGGCTTACACCCGGTCTAAATTGGAGGTACTGCAGGGGCACGGTGGGCCTCCTTTACATGCCAAGAATGAAGTTGATCGCAAACTTCTGCTGTGTGTTCGTAATACCTGCGTTTAACTGCGTCTGAATATCGCTCGTTACGTTATTCAAATATCCAAGCTCTGTCGTCGTTGTCGCAGATGAAGTCAGCTCTCCACCCGCATCGGTCACAATGACAACGTCTGGATCGTATATCGACGTAGGGCTCGCCAAAGCAAAGTCAGTCCCATCAGAATACACAAACGCATTGGTCCCAGAAACAATGGTCGGACCTACACTGCCTACGGCATCCGTAACGATTTCAATATCATCATCAGATCCGTTAATGACAACGTACACTTTGGAAACCGCAGGGGCGATAACCTGACGCGGCGCGCCCGGAGTACCCGTAACACTCAGAATCATCTGTCGAGACTGATCAGAAGTCCCATCCAGCGCGGTTAGTGTTACATCCGCAGCCGTCACATCAACCGTAGTCAGACCGCAGATCGCCTGCTCGATGAGCGTGCCGAGGTTCTTGTTAGTGGTGTTACCCCACTGATTAGCCTGTTCGCCAGAGGCGATAAGCTCAATGCGGAGATTGGTTGAAAATGTAGACGGCATCGTAGGTACCTACTTCTTTTCTTTGGTGATAACGAGCACCAGCCCAGAAACCGCCACTCCCGCAGAAGTGATCTCTTTCCAAAGTTCGGGGTCTACATTAACACCTACGCTAACCAAAATAACAGAAAGCCCATACCATGTGGACGGCTCCCGTAAACGATCAAAGATCCAAGAAACTGCAGCCATGTTACTTCCTCGGTAATTGCCAGTGTGGGCCGTCTTTGAATGAGGTCCAATCTCCACCCCATTCTACCTCAACTTTGACCTGCTTCGCGGCTTCTTTCACCGCTTCGGCCAGAGGATAGAAATGCTTCCAATCCCATGAGACTTTGTTGTCTACGATGGGGGCCAGATCAACTGCATCGCCAGTCAGGTGCCTAGAGTTCATGGTCTTAGTCGCGCCCTTCTCGAAGAGGTAAGCTTGGCGTTCTTTGGTCCTAAGCCCTTCAACGACGATGAAGTCAATTGGAGTGATCTGGATAGCGCGTTTGACCACTTGCACCAATGCCGGATTGACACCTTCAAGTCGGCGTAACGATTTCTGGCTGAGTATGAAGCTCATTGTTCGTCCTGTATGGGTGTCCAGTTTGGAGTCTGTGCGTCGTTGATTGTAGTCCAGTTTGCCGTTTGAGCATCCGTAATAGCCTGCCAGTTGGCATTCTGTGAGTCAGGGATCTTGATCCAGCCATGCACTTCAAGATACGTCGTAAGGGCAAAGACCTCGTTCTTACTTACAGCAAACTGTGCCGTGATTGCTTGCGCTGAATCGGAAGCTACATTCTCATCAACACTAAAACTAAACCCGGCGCTGGCGGTATTGGCATCCGCTATGTCAAAGGTTTCTGTGATACTGAAGAGAACCAGCAGCCCTCCTACAAAGTCATCCAGACTGGTAAAGGCTTCATCAACAGACCCAGCAAACTGAGCGGTAATCGTAATCGCATCCGAAAGGGTTGTGTCCTCGGTCACTGTAGCAGCAAAACCCGCTTGTACGCTGATCGTATCAGTCAGCGTAACATCCTCGACCACGCCCGCGTAGAACACACTGGATTCTGAATCCAAATTATCTAAAACAAAGTTCTCATCCAACGACTGCAAGAAGGCGCTATTCACCGTATAGGTGTCCGTAAGGACCGCATCTTCCGTAATGGACGAGACAAACTGCGCTGTTATAGCGAACGCCGCATCAGAAGTAAGAGACTCAGTTACCGTCTGGTAAACGCCCAGCGTTGCTGTATAGGCATCGGCGCTCGTGAATGCTTCGGTCAAAGTAACCGGAAAGGAAAAAGAAGAAGTAGCGGCGTCCACTAACGAAATATCTTCTGTCAAAGACAGAATGAACGCATTCCCCGACTGCCCCGCGAACGGAGCTCCCGATATGGGATACCTACCGAACATCGTTTAACCCCTGCAGGGTTCTGTTCAGCTTCGTCGTATCTGCGCAGGTGTACTTCTGGTACTGCGGCTTAATGTGCTCCGGCATGGGGATCTCCGCGATGTACGCACCGCACTCCTCAGCAATAGCCTGAGCGATGTCCAAGAAGCTCCGCGTTTCCCCAGTGCCTACATTCCAAAGCCCCGATTGAGGATACCCCGCCATACGATTAAGTATAGCTACAACGTAGCTCACCGGAACAAAGTCTCGAACGTACTGGTCGCTGTTCTCAAAAAGCTTGATGACTCCAGTAGCCGAGGCTTGCCTTCTAAATGCCGTATGAGGACTGGGCTGGAGCTTATGAGACTCGTAGTCAAAGGGGGTGTCATTGTAGACATTGAAGAATCTGAACCCTTGTACCGGAGCAGTATGCAGCCTGTTCTGCACCCAGTAGTCAAACCAGAATTTGCTCCATGCGTAGGGGCTTTGCGGCTGGCATGGGTCAGTCTCTTTGCTGGGTTTCGTTGTGGGTCCGTACACCGAGGCGGAGCTGGCGTACTGTAGAGGGATTTTGGCTTTCTGACAGAGGTTGTACAACCGAACGGAGTAGTCGTAGTTGTAGTGGAGCACGCGCTCCACATTGGTCTCAGTCGTCGAACTCAGAGCGCCTAGATGAACTACGCGGGTAAAGGCTGACAAATCGGGAATAGGATCGTCAATATCAATACCCACGCAGTCGGGCGTGTCCAGCAGGTAGGCTTGTCCAATAAATCCTTTAGCGCCTGTGACAAGGATCATTAGTCCTCTTTGATGACACGCATCTTGATGAGAGTGTGCACTGCCACATTATTGGCTTCGCGCATGAGCCTGCGGAACATGAACTCTTCCTCCTGAGAAATCTGCCCAGCTTCCATCAGCTTCTTGGTCTTCTCGACCATATCCGCGTAAAACTGATCGTACTCAAAGTCGTACCAAGCCATCTCAAAGTTCACGTTGTACTTGAGGCCCATCCCTGAACTGGAGCCATACATCTCGATATGCTCTTTATTCGTCTTCTGGCAGAACATGTACATGCCGCCAACCGTGATCGGGCGCTTATGCGTCGGATCGGAATAAAAGTTATCGTGAAAGTGATGAGGCACCACAATGTCCAGAATCGCGCCGTGCTTACACACGCGATAGATTTCCTGCATCAGCGGGATGAACCCTTCACCGATATGCTCAAGGATATGATGGGCTCGGACTTCCTCTACGGAATTGTCCTCGAACGGGAGCTTGCCCTTCTCGATATCAACCAGAAAATCCGGCTCTACCAAAGGATCATCATCGACGTTCAGAAACCCATCAATGCGCTTATAGCCACTACCAAGGTTAATTTTCATTAGGGGCCCGGCGGTGTCCAGTTGTTGAGTTCAACCTGAATAACATCCAGCTCATCCATCGTCGTTGCATTGACAATTTGAGTTCTGATGTCTTCATAACGAGTCTGCGCAGCAGCAACCACAGCAGGATCATAATGAGAGTCGGGGTTTGAGTCCGTTTCCTTCTGTGATTCGTAGGCTACCGTCGCGTTGAATTGCGAAGAGTTCTGGCTGTTCATGCCGCCCTTGCGCTCATCAACCGTGAAGTCATGTACGGTCCAGATAATTTCCACTGGATCTACAGAGCACTCGTAAAAGGGGCCTTGGTAATACTGACGATACGGAACCAATGCAGGCTTGATCTCAACCGCATAATGCCAACCATCCTGCCCAACAGGAACCGGAGGAGGCGTATCCCAGCACTGGGCCATCTGGCCGTTAACGACTTGAACGTAGAGTTGTGTCATGTTGATTTTCCTGTTGTTTAAGAACCTTTTAGGGCGAGCGTATGTAAGTAGCCGCCAGCAATTGAGAACCACGTCGTCAGAGCACCGACCTGTTTAGGGGAAGAGTAGTTCGTTGTGTTACCTAAGCCAAGCTGACCAAATTGATTCCTTCCCCAGCTCCATAGCGCTCCATCTGTTTTAATAGCGAGTGAGTGGTAGTTACCTGCGGTAATGTTAAGCCATGTCGTTAGAGCACCGACCTGTTTGGGCGATGAGTAGTTGGCTGTGTTACCTAAGCCGAGCTGACCACTGTTGTTCCGTCCCCAGCTCCAGAGAGTGCCATCGGTTTTTAGGGCGAGTGAGTGGTAGGCACCCGCGGTGATGGAGGACCATGTCGTTAGAGCTCCGACTTGTTTAGGAGAGGAGTAGTTGGTTCTGTTGTTTAGGCCAAGCTGCCCTTGAGCGTTATACCCCCAACCCCAAAGTGTACCGTCGGTTTTTATAGCGAGTGTGTAGTATTGACCCGCGGTGATGGAGGACCATGTCGTTAGAGCTCCGACTTGTTTAGGAGAGGAGTAGTCGGTTATGTTGTTTAGGCCGAGCTGACCAGAGCTGTTTCTACCCCAACCCCAAAGTGTACCGTCGGTTTTTATAGCGAGTGAGTGATAGCGACCTGCGGTGATGTTGAGCCACGTAGTCAGAGCACCGACCTGCTTGGGGGATGAGTAGTCGGTTAGGTTACCTAACCCAAGGCAACCAAAGTTACTAGCCCCCCAGACCCAAAGAGTACCGTCGGTTTTAATAGCGAGTGAGTGGTAGTTACCTGCGGCGACGTTAAGCCACGTAGTAAGAGCACCGACTTGTTTGGGGGAGGAGTAGTTGGTAATGTTACCAAGACCGAGCTCGCCTTGAGCGTTATAGCCCCAGCTCCACAACCTAAGGTCATAGGGCTTAGGCCACATGCCATTTTTCTGATACCACGCAGCTTGCTCTAAAGTCCAAATCCCCGGTGCGGAGCCCTCATAGCCTCCTGTCGGCACGGGTGCCGTTGCCTTGATAAAGCCACCGGGATATTTAGTACTCATGCCGCTTCAGCCTCACTGAACCGCGCCTCAAGACGCTCTTTAATTTCATCAAAGCAGTTCTGCCAGTCGCCATATTCTTTCTGGCGGATCATGACCATCGCATCATAATAGGGCGTTTTTTCACCCGGCAGTGCGTACAAATAGTATGGCATAACGGCCTGAACAACCCAAGTCTCAACACCCATCGCCGCGGACAAGTGGCTCACAGAGGTACAGGACGTAATCACCAGATCGCAGCTTGCGACCGCATGGCGCGTTGCCTCCCACGTAGACAAGTCTACCTCTTTAACCCAATCAGGGCGAAGCTCAGCACCTTCATCGCGCTGTAAGCTAATGAACTCAGCATCAATCCCGGCTACCGACTCAAAGAACGGCTCAACAGGAAACACACGGTGCTGCTCATGCTCAAACATGGGGTTACCAGACCAACGCAAACCAATACGTAACTTCTTACCCTTCGGCACTTCCGGCCTCGGAATGTACTGCGCTCCGCTCAAGTCTTCAAGGTCATAGCCCAGATAGAACGGCATGGACATCGCCGGAATCCAGAAGTCATGGTACACCCCATACAGGGCATCCATCTGAACCACCGCGCTCACACCCTCAATATCTCTAAAAAGAGATGCCAACTGCCCAGAACAAGCCACAACGACCTTATTACCTAGCGCCGCCAAGTCCTTCGCATATCGCACCTGATGGATCTGATCGCCTAACCCTGCTTCAAGACGCAGGAGGATCGTACCCTTGCTCTTGCCATCCCACAACGGAGCCGGGGTATCAGCCGGACGATTACCCCAACATTCTTCAATACGTCCCCGTTCGAGAAGTGCATAGCCTTCCTTGATCTTGCCATCACGCAGGTAGTACCAGCCGCGATTATAAGCAGCGCGATGATCCCAAGGACGTTCCTTCTCAAGCTGCTGCGCTATGCGCCAGCCTTCCTCAAAGTTACCCAGACGACCTGCAGTGACCTGTACATCCAAAGGGTCCATCTCGTAGCCCTTCGGGACTACCTCTCCACGCCAGAAGGCGGGATGACAGAACTTGTTGTAGTGATGTTTTAAAAGGTCCTTGGCATTCTGGTAATGCTGCCGACCGAGCTTCTTGGCGACCTTGTGCATTCCGGCATAGCCGTGCATTTCCTCATCATCTTCCGCAACCGTAGACCCGTCGATATTAGCGAAGTCATATTCAAACGGTGCAAGACCCAGAAACTCGTGGATCTTTTCAAGCTCTGCCTTGGGGTCCGTCAAAAGGTCTTCGTATTCAACGAAGTGAAACACTTCCGGTTTGTAGTTGTATCCCGTCTGCAGGGTGATATAGGCGTGCTTCAGGTGGTCCATGAGCTGCCCACCATAGATGAATTCATCCAGATTTCGTGGGTTCGCCACGCGAACAAAAGACGCTGCACAGTCCGTAATATCCCGCACAGTAGCAATGATCTTGATCGGTTCCTGATTGACCAAAGACATCGCATCCATGATCTGAGGAATAGGCCAGCCACGGGACTTGTCGATAATGACGGGCTTCTGCCCTTCATACCGGGCCTTAATCACTGCACGCATCACATGCTGAAGCTGCTCTCGCTTGGGGTCTTCCTTGTTCAGCAGATGGGCATTACTCCATGTTTCTGCCAGACCGTTGAGAATGTGAATGAGTGATGAGGTTGTGGAGACCTGAGTCTCCGGGTTTTGGTTAAGGATCGCGGCGAGCACCGTCGATCCCGACCTTGGGATGCCTGACAGAAAATGAAGTTGCATATAATTTTCCTTTTTATGTTGTAAGACTTGTGATAGCTATCGTGTAGCTGCTGCCCGCGGAAACAGCGTACCATGTCGTTAGAGCACCGACTTGTTTGGGGGAGGAGTAGTTAGTTCTATTGCCTAAACCGAGCTGACCGCTGGCGTTATCCCCCCAACTCCAGAGGGTTCCATCGGTCTTAATAGCGAGTGAAAATAAAGTGCCTGTGGTGACCTTAGACCACGTCGTAAGAGCACCGACCTGTTTGGGGGAGGAGTATGGGGTTACGTTACCTTGGCCGAGTTGACCTTGCAAGTTTCTACCCCAGCTCCAGAGAGTGCCATCGGTTTTTATAGCGAGTGAGTGGTAATAGCCTGCGGCGCTCTTAGACCATGTTGTGAGAGCACCGACCTGTTTAGGGGAGGAGTAGTAGGTGGTGTTACCTAAGCCGAGCTGGCCGTATTTGTTATTGCCCCAGCTCCAGAGGGTTCCGTCGGTTTTTATGGCGAGTGAGTGGTAATAGCCTGCGGTGATGTTGAGCCAATTAGTCAGAGCACCGACCTGTTTAGGGGAGGAATAGTAATTTATGTTGCTCAGACCAAGCTGACCGAAGCTGTTTTGTCCCCAGCTCCAGAGAGTGCCATCGGTCTTAATAGCGAGTGAGCACAACCTACCCGCAGTAATAGTAGACCATGTCGTCAGAGCTCCGACCTGTTTAGGAGAGGAGTAACTGGACCTGTTGTTTAGGCCGAGCTGACCGAAGCCCCCTTGACCCCAGCTCCAGAGAGTGCCATCGGTTTTAATAGCGAGTGTGTGGTAGAAACCTGCGGCAGCTTTAGACCATGTCGTTAGAGCTCCGACCTGTTTAGGGGAGGAGTAGTAGGTGGTGTTACCTAAGCCGAGCTGACCGCTGCTGTTAGCCCCCCAGCTCCAGAGAGTGCCGTTGGTTTTAACCGCGAGTGAGTGCTGGTAGCAGTCCCCTGTAACACTAGCCCACGTAGCAAGAGCACCGACCTGTGTAGGGGAGGAATACCATGTTGTGTTGCCTAGGCCGAGCTGACCGCTGCTGTTATCTCCCCAGCTCCAGAGTTTATTAAGAGTTAGTCCCGGCCATGTTTCCGCGCCCACCGCCTGCATCTGCGCCTGCCGGGTCCACATTCCGCTGTATCGTGTGTAGGGATAAACGATAGGCATAAGAAGATCCTAGTATTTGAGGGCGAGCGTGTTAGCCCCGGCGTATGTTTTTGCTGGGGCCGACACTAAATACCACGTAGCAAGAGCGCCGACTTGTTTGGGAGAGTTATAAGTAGCTACACCACCCAAACCGAGCTGGCCATAGCTATTATAGCCCCAGCTCCATAGCGTGCCGTCTGTCTTGATGGCTAGTGAGTTGTAGGAACCGACTGTAATTTTAGACCACGTCGTCAGAGCTCCGACCTGTTTGGGAGAGGAGTAGGATGTCGTGTTGCTTATACCAAGTTGCCCATAGGCATTGTATCCCCAACTCCAAAGCGTACCATCGGTTTTTATAACGGCGGTATGCTGATATCCTGCCGCGGCGTTAAGCCACGTAGTCAAAGCGCCGACCTGTTTGGGAGAGGAGTAGTTGGTGATGTTACCTAGGCCGAGCTGGCCATTGTTGTTTCTGCCCCAGCTCCAGAGAGTGCCGTCGGTTTTGATGGCAACTGCACAGAAGTAACCCCCTGTAACACTAGCCCACGTCGTCAACGCGCCGACCTGTTTGGGGGAGGAGTACTGCGTTCTATTGTTTAGCCCTAATTCCCCATAATAGCTCTGCCCCCAACTCCAAAGCGTGCCGTCGGTTTTGACAGCATACGAAGAATAGGAACCAGCGGAAACATTTAGCCAGTTAGTTAGAGCGCCGATTTGTTGAGGAGAAGAAGTTTGAGTCCTATTACCTAGCCCGAGCTGACCGTTGGCGTTATAGCCCCAGCTCCAGAGGGTCCCGTCGGTTTTAACAGCGAGTGTGTGAGCTTGACCTGCGGTGATCTTAGACCACGTTGTCAGCGCACCGACCTGTTTAGGGGAAGAGTAGTTGGTGATGTTGCCTAAGCCGAGCTGACCGTTGCTGTTAGCCCCCCAGCTCCAGAGGGTGCCGTCTGTTTTGATGGCTATACTATACGTGTCACTCGCCGTTAAGTTAGCCCATGTCGTCAGAGCGCCGACTTGTTTAGGAGAGGAATAGCTGGTTATGTTATTGAGACCTAGTTGCCCTTGGGTGTTAAAGCCCCAGCTCCAGAGCTCATATAGATAGGTACCCGTAGGCGCAGCCAGCGGGTTAAAAAGCCCAGCTTGTATCCATCCGCCAAGATAACGCTGACTCATATCAGCTCCTAGTTGATTTCTTCCCAGCTTGTCGTAACGACCAGCGTATTTGCCGTACCTGCGGTGGCACCTACAGACTTATCTTCCAGCAGATAGAACGCAGTAGTCTTGTCCGTGACAATCAGAGAAGCGTAAGCGGGAACAGAAATGGTAGATGCCAGAGCGTAGGCTGTGCCACCTAGCGCCGCAGCACTGTAGACGTTGATCGTGATATTCGCTGCGCTGGCCCCGGTATTGGCAACCACAATGGAGTCGATCTTATAGACCTTACCACTAGAAGCTGCGTTGCTGACCAGAGATGTTGCAGAAGTTGTGCTCAGTGCTGTCGTGCTTGTATTGCCGTAAATTGCACTGACATTAACGATGTTAGGATTTGCCATCGAAATTACCTATAAAATTAGCTGCCGAAGACCATTGCAAGAGCTACCGCTCTACCCTTGTATACCGATGTACTCGCAGAATAGTCACACCAGACATTGACTGTATTCCCCGCTAAGCTCAACGGCGAAGTGGTTCCAGAAGAATTAGCCAAAACCGTAGTACGAGACAAGGTATCCGGCGTTGCATCGGTGACTGTACCAATGCCTACTTCCCAAACATTCGCAACGGGATCTTGGATTACATAATACGTGGAGTTCCCGTTTCCTACACCAGAGACAAAGGTCTGATACCCCGTAGCAGCGCCAGCAAGGTTAAGCGTCCCCGTTCCACTCGTCGTGGAAGTCTCTTGGACCCGGTCAGCTAAAACAAGCGCCATTAAGGGCCCCTATCAGGACGTTGCGCTCGTGCTGTACGTGACAGCTACGGTATCTCCAGCCGTTGTGGCCTTAGCAACCGTGAAGTTACCTTCACTATAAAGCGTACCTGCCGTTGATCCCTGTGTATTGACAGCACCTGTGCCCGTGACCAAAAAACACCCGTAAACCGTACCGCCCGCACCCGTGATGGTGTAGGTAATAGAAGACGCCGTAGATGAGGTGACGTTGGAAGGCGTGGTACCCGTAGAAGATGCTGCGGCAAAAACTGCCGTGCCACGAACCGCAGAGCCACCCACCGTGTAGTTGGTGAACTCAGCCGCATTGGTCGTAACCAGCGTGGTCATGGTATCCGTAGCCGCCGGAGTCAGGCTGACCTTGGTCAGACCAAGGAAAGGACCAACAGTCGTGTAAGTGCCAGAGGTGCGGAGCAGCGTATTCAGCATCAGCTCTTTGCCAGCAGCGACTACGAGGTTGGGGAAACTATCTTCCCACTTAACATTACCGTCCTTGTCGCGGCACACCACATGCCAAGAACCCTCGACGCCCATGCCTTCAGGAATAGCCACATTGGCTTGCAGAGAAGCTACAGCGTGGTCACCAAAATTAGAAAGTTCGTTACTCATGTGAGCCTCATCAATAAAGAATGACTGGAGCTGTAGTGCTCGTGTTTGCCGGGAAAAAAGTGCCGGGAAAAGTTGGGGTGCCGTTTGTGGAGTAGCTTCCACCAAAATTCAATACGAGCACAGAGCGATTACCCTTTGACGCATTGTATATCAATGCACCTGCTGTCGTAAAAACTCCTCCGGGCCATGAAGGATCTTCCCAGCTCGTATAGGCCGTAGTGCCTGAAAGGGTCACACCCAGATTCGTCAGTACCTGCCCGCCCGCTGTATATCCTGTACCTACTACCTCATTTGTTGAGGTGTAGACCGTTGTAGCCGAACTAATATCCGAGGTGCTGGTGTACAGCGCAATCTTGAATGTGTCACCACCCACGGTGAAATCGTGGACACCCTGTAGGAGCTCTTCCTTAAAACTGGCGGTGAGCGCTTGTGTGATCATACGACCTTGTCCCGAACCTGCATGGTCCTGTAGGCATCCTGACGATCCTTGCCATCACCCAGCATCTTGAGGGGGCCCATCGCTTCCTGATATTTAGCCTGATAAGTCTGGATCAGATCCGCCTCACCTTTCATGTAAATATATGCCTCTACAAGACTTCCCCATAGCAATACGTTCGGGTAATTCGTCCCAAGCCAACTCGTCCCGGCAGTTACGATGGATTCAGGATAGGCGAAATAATGCAGCTCGATGTTGTAATTCACATCAGGTGTAGGACCCAAAATGTAGGTATTGTTGTCGAACAGCGCGTAGTATTGCGGTACCCCGGTTACAGCCGGGTAGGGGAACATTTCACGGATGTAGTTCACATCCTTGTTCAGCATATAGCGATAATTGTTCGGAACCAGAGGCTCATCCGTGTTCATCACCGCGACAGAGAAGGTCGCAAGAAAATCTGACGGAAGCGACAGATAGGGAAAATTAGCCGTAGCTGATCCCGTAACATTCTTCCTAAACGCAGGCAACTGCACCGTGTTATTTACCAGCGTCTCCGTGTTCTGAACGAACGTAGGAATGCTTGCCAGAAACGAAGTTTCGTTGTTCTGGGTAAAATTAACGATGTTGTCGTAGAGCTGCGTATAGTTCATGCTTAGCCCATCTTGGTGCTGTGCTTATTGCCTTTCGTCGCTGCACCTGTACCACGTGTCTTGACAGTCTGCGTCGATGCGATATTGTTTGGGTAGCCAGAGGAATTAGGAATAAGCCCTTGCTTGTTGTATGCCGAAGCAGGTTTGTTTTCGATCTTGGCCATTAACGCCCCCGACCAGAGCTCTTCTGGTTCATAGCACGGCTCAGATTCTTACCGTATTTCTTACGATCAAGGGAGGTAGGCCCACCCTTCTTCAGACCTTTCAGGTCAGTCTTCTTACCGCCGTGAAGCTGCTTGTCGTGCGCAGAAAATGCCTCTTTTACCATTTTCTTGTCTTGCGCTACATCGTCGTGTTTAGCCATGATATTAAATCTCCACAGTTGTTGCTAATCGTGCTTCCCGTTCGCGCTGTCTTCGCATTTTCTGCGCTTCTGAGCGTTTCAATCTAGTGTCTTCTGAATCCGGTGCGCGCTTAATCCCAGTAAGCTTAGCTGCTATTTTAGCCCTAGTAGCCTTGCTCCGCTTAGTTCCATACTGAGGATGGTTTTCCTTTTGTTTCGCGGCGGCTAAATTCGCTCGATGCTCCGTACTAAAAACCATTCCCCTACGGGACTCAGCTATCTTGCGTTTATGTTCCGCTGTAAATACAACGCCTTCATGGAAACCATCCCCTCCGGGGCTTATATTGTATCCGTTGTGCTGAGTGCCAACTTCACTAATGAGAAACTGTTCAAGTTCACAAGCATCTTCTCGCGAAATGCACCAATGAATGACCGATAGCTCAAAAACATCGACTCCATACTTCGCTATGGCTCGACTTAGCGCCCAATTTTGCGTAGGTGCGGCTTTTACGTGCTGTCTCCACCGCCTAGCTGGATCACAAGTGATTCCAAAATATAGCCTACCATTTAAGGTATTCTCTATTTTGTACACCGCTACTTCAGTCATCTAGGTGCCTCACAGAATGGCATTGCCCGGAAGCGGAGGAACGATCACGACACCGGGGGTTACAGAAGTGAACGCCGTAATTCTAACATTGTTCAGGTAAGTGGTTACCTGCTGGGTAGCCACAGGGTTAAAAGCAAAATCGCTACAGGAATCATTCCTATTTGTATCAGGACGAGGCTCACGAAGCGCCTGCGGGTCATTGCTGACTTTTTGCGATCCTATGATACCGACCCAGTTTTGAGGATGATCAGGGTCCCAGCATTCGGGGCAGACCTTTTCATTGATCAGCTTGCCCATGATATAAAACTTCTTGAGCTTCTTCAGATCGTATCTCTGCGCACAACGGTCACAGAAACCGAAGGCCCGCTTGTAACTAGCGAACCGTGTAGCCATTACCAACCACCGCCTAAGTAACCTGCCATTGGGACTAGCCTTATAGGAGCCTTATCCCTATCCTCATCCTTAGCAAGTTGCAACGCCTCGTCATAGGCGGCTTTCAGGAGCTGTACACGGTTCATATCCAGTTCCGGCTGCTTACGCGCCAAGTGATACGCTAAACCCGCTGTGAGGGCTTCATAGAAGCGAAACGGTACATCCTGCGTTGTAGTACCCGACTGCCCTGCGTCTTCAACTCTTCTGAGGTACCAGTAGTGAAAGCTGTACCCTGACTGATTAGGCACCTGCCACAGGTAGATCTTAGGGATCGGAGACTGCCTATTAACCCACACCTGCACAGGGCGTCCTTGAGCCAGCTTGTTCGGAATTGCATCGTAGGTCGGAAGCGCAATGCGCGGAATTACCAGATCCGTCTGGTTATATTGGCTACCCGGATTCTGACGAATCACCTGATCCACGAGGTCTACACAATCGGCGGGAAGATCGTAAATGTACTGCCCCTGCACCAGAGGGATGTCCGCCTCTTCATAAGTCCAGAGATTCAGCCCGTGATTCGCGAGTTCCGTAATAAGGTAATTAAGACTACGCCGCGCTGTACGCGCCTGATAACCCGTGCGGATTTCGAGCCCGACGCGCTCGTATGCTTCTTCGATGATTTCATCGAGCTGAGGGTTCCAGTTGGCAGTGCCGGAAGTAGCCACAATTAACCCCAAATAGCCGTGAGAGCCGATACGTGCGAAACCTCAGCATAAATGCTGGTAGGGAATAGTACCCCTTCACCCGGAAGGAGAAGATAGATAGTGAACGTGTCACTTGTGCCAACATCGAGTTCCATAAGAACGGTGCCTGTTACGCTGCCGTCACGGAATTTGATAAAGCCGTTGGTGCCATCGCCACGATAAGAAACGCTCTTCAACCGCGCACGGTCAGAAGTAACAGCGCCGCTGGCGGCGAGATGGGTGGTTTTTACGTCATACTGCATCGTCATGGCGATTCCTCTTAACCACAATTCCAAGCCCGCAGGCTTTTGTTGATTCTACTATTCGGGTCACTAGCAGTCTTGCTGCTCGTGAGTTTCTTTTTCATACCCTGCATTCTTGAGCAAAATGACTTGCGTCGGCCTGCGTCTTCCTTCGTCTTGGGGTTTGGCGCCGGAGGCTTCAGGTTCATCCCCTGCTTCTTAGCAGAAGCGCGACCCTTAGCGTTCAATCCGCCCTTGGGGTCTTTGCCTTCAGAACGCTGCCATGCGGGTGACTTAGCCATTACACGAACCTACCTTTGGTTTTCCCGCGCTGTACGCAACCGTCGCCTTTAAATGACTTTACTGTACCGCCTTTTTTCATCTGCGTAACGCCCGTTGATGGCAGGGAAGTCAGCTTGTTGCTTGGCCCCATTGAAGGCTTACCAACAGGCATAGTACTCATAGAGCCACCAACAGGAGGCTTACCAACAGGCATAGTACTCATAGAGCCACCAACAGGCATAGTACTCATAGAGCCACCAACACCAAATTTTTTAATTTTCTTAGCCATCACTTCTTCCTCGCTGCGCGGAGGTTATCCACGAGATTCGGGTAAGGACGCCCTGCCTTTTTCGCCGCGGCTTTGGCCGCTGACTTCTTGGCTGAGCTCAGCTTTTTAGGCTTTCCGAGACCCTTGGGTCTGGGTTTGTCCCACACTTCTTTCATCGCTGCTGCGGCCTCTGGACTGTTTGAGATGTAGGATTGCCCTGAATCTGGAGCCCTTGTTGGGGACGAAACTGCGCCATACTAGGCGGTTTATTGCCTTGCCACTGCACAGGAGACTGCATCTGATTCACAGGTTGACCACCAATACCAGCATCGCTCCCGCTTCCGTCATATCCCATATTGGCAGGAGCATAACTTCCACCGTTATCAGGGCTTTGTTGCGCTTGTACTGGAGGCGGCATATCAGTTAACGGTGCAGGTTGCTGTGCTTGATTGGGTTGGCCTTGACCTTGGTACTGCATAAAGGTCTGATTGGGGGAAGCAAAGTTGTTATACCCAGACTGGGTGTTCATAGCTCCGGGCGGTTGGAACATCTGCCCCAACTGCCCACCCTGCGCATAGCCTGCGCCTTGGCCTCCCCCAGCCATCAGATGAACCGCCCCTTGGTACGGCCACGCATGGCCTTACCATCACCACGACCACCTACACGGCCTCCACGCTTATACCCATCAGTTGCATCATCTGCTGCTGATTGGAACTCTTCCATGGCACCTTTCATACGACCCGTAGCGCCCGCCATATCTGCAGAGGTATCTCGCATTTTAGCTGCTGAAGCACGAAGATCATTCAGGAAAGCATCGTCATCCGCCGTAGCACGGGGTTTACGGGCGACAGGCTTAGGTGCAGGTTTTCCAGTAGGTCCTAGCGGGCGAGGCGGGCCAACATCAGCGGCGTCAGTGAATCCGGTAGACGCTCTCTTAGGGGCTACACCAACAGGTAGGTCGCCTTTCATGACAACACGCTGATTGCCTTTATCCGACTTATTCAACGCCGCAATAGTGCCTGTGGTGTCCATACCAGCATTGGGTCCGGTAGCCAGTGCTTGAATGCCTTTTTGCGCACCAATACCCATTCCAGCGCCTATACCCAGAGCTGCGGCCCTACCCATATTGCTGCCACGTTGCCCTCTACCTGACATGTCTTCCGCGGAAGGCAAGTTCAATTTAGGGCTCGGTAAGGCTTTAGGAGCCGTTTTAATCCCAGAGCCTTGGCCTGCCAGTTTTTCACCAGAAGGGCGATTTCTTAAATCAACATCAATCGTGGGCCTACCGGGACGAGCTACGGATGTAGAACCCCGCTTTGCTACAGAACGCCCCTTAGGTGAGTCTAAGCTGGTCTTACTGCTTCTAGGGACAAGATTACCACCAGAAGAACTGGGTCTAGTCGCCAAGGCATCACGCAGGATGTCCGTAGCAGTTGAACCACCACCCTCAAACCGCCTTTTACCCGAAGCGTTCTTTTTCATAGCGGGTTTCTTAGCCATGATTACACCTTCTTGCAGCTTGTGCGCCCTTTCTTAGCGATACCATCGATACCACTCTTACCTACCATACCGCCTTTAGCATAGCACGCGCCACCAGAAGCCATCTTCTTAGGAGCACACATACCACCCTTCTTCATACCCGGCATAGCTGAGCGAAGTCCTGAAGACGGAGGCTGCGGAGCCATTGCTGCGCCTACGGACATAGAGTCCAGCGGACGCTTGGCGGAAATTTTAAGGGATGATTTCTTCGGCTTGGGAGCCATTGATTTACGAGCGTCTGCTTTAGCCATTTTGTTACCTCTAGCCTGTTCTTGGATATCAGAGATACCCCGTGAAGATCTGGTCATTTGTCTACCTTCTGTTCCAGCTTGTCCATGATGCGATTGAACATGCCTTTGATCTCAGCCATATCGATCCGGTAGTCATCCTTGCGAACATAGTTCTCGTGGATCATTCGGTTGGTTTCTTTCATGTCTTCTTTGAGCTCGCGAATCGCGTCCCAGACAATCTTGAATAACCAACCGAACAGCGCTCCTACAAGAGCTATGACTCCATCAACTATGTATTGCACATCCATTGCACTACCCCAATTACGGGGTAGGTGCTGAAGATCCATCGGAGTTCTTCTGAACGTAGGTGACGGTGATCGTCGCTGCGCCAGTAGCTGCAGAACCTGCGGTGGTTGCAACAACCAGAACGTCCGAAGTACCGATGTTGTTAATTGCCGTGGTGACAATCGTCGGAGAAGCTGCCAGAGCGGTGCTGATCAAGCCCACAGAAGTGATCGTCGTAGAGGTGACAAACTTATTAGCGGTCGTGCCATCACCCACAACCAGCGTGGTCGCTGAGTTGAAAACGGTGGTGGTATTAACCTGAATGTCGAGGATCTGAGATCCTGCCGGAAGAACAGCTACGGTGGTGGTGCCAGCCGCTGCAGGAACTGCAGTAGACTGAGAAAGGACCGTAAGGCCCATGTTTGCAACGGTGCCCGGAGTGGTTCCGGTGGTGTCCTTAACGGTTCCGGTGCGCCATACACCAAGATGAGATGCGAAGCCCATGATAATTACCTTTGCACTTGCGCCTGTCGTCTTGTGCGGAGTCTGCTAGGGCAGTCGAGCAGGCAATGAAAAACCCCTAGATTTAGGTTCCTTATAGGCTACTTAGGTAGGGGTGTCAACTCCAAAGAAATCGTCAGCGTAGTAAAACTCCCACCCTTTAAATTCGCCCTTACTGATAGGCCATTTTGCTTTCAACGCACGATTGATAGTAGCGGGTTTGAGCCCCGTTTCATTGCGTAATTCAGTGATGCTGTTGTATAGGCTAGATGCTCCGTTGGGGTACACCACAACGATCTGTTTGCTCATCTTGAGCTTAGATTCTTCTGAATGCTTCCGGCCTTCCCAGTGTGAATAATGCCCTGCTTCTGCCGCGGCACGGATCTTAGCCATGCCCTCTGCGGATACGGTTCGACCCGGTGCTTTAGGTTTACCCCGTTGCGTGTCACCAATCTTCTTGCGGGTCTCTTCGCTTACCGTTTTGCCGTAGCGATAGTGGTCTGAGCCTGCCGCCTTGCCCGTCCTAGTCGCTGACATTTGCGCACGGGATTCTTCTGTGTGCTGTGCACCTTGTCTTGGGTGCCCATCGCGTTCTAGCCACGCTTTAGTTTTTTCTGCCAGTTTAGCCCTAATCTCAGGACTCGCATCTCGCATTGGTGAGTCGGCATGAGCGGCCACGTTGTAGCAGTAGTCCTTACCAAAATGCTCATCCAACCACTTCTGCTCAGCGGGGTAGAGCTCTTCTTTAGAATTGAGCTGCTCAATAATCTCAAACTTGAAGCAGTCTTCTCCGTATTTGTTCCAAGCCCGTTGTAAGTGGATACAGTCATGGTTACCCAAACGTAGAGCTTTACGGTGCGCCCAGAAGCGTTTGCGGGAATCGACAGTGCTGCCGACATAAAACTTGTCGTTGACGACGTTGCGAATTTTATAGATGACGTTCTTCATGGTTACCTCCAGTTGGTAGAGATATTAAGCCACCGAAAGAACACCGTGTCAACAGACAAAAGAAAAGGCCCCGAAGGGCCTTTCCAGTAACCACCTAAGTGATTGATTTTCCTCAGCTTGAGCCTTGTGAGCCGAACACTCCGAGGAAATCGGACCATCCAAAGCTGTAACGTTCTCTCGCCTTATAACGTGCGTTCCCTGTATCGAAGTCTGCATCCATTGAAGTAGACAGCGGGGTACGGACAAAGTGCTTGAGACCGTTCGGTACATCAGTGCTGAGGAACCAAGCGTTGGTGTCAGTCAACCAGTGGTTAACAGTGTAACCGCCGGGGATAGAACCGTTGTTCTTCAGAGCGTTGATGTCGTTGTCGGTGGTGCCAACGCGGAGCTCAGTTTCGAGGATGCGGGTCGCCACGAACTGCAGTGCAGACGGGATGATCAGCTTCTTCGGCTTAGCTGCGATGAGCAGGCCACGTTCGTCAGTCCACAGAGAGATCTGAATTACCGCATTTTCAAGTGAGGTTTCGTTCAGATCCGCCGGGGTAGACGGGATGTTGGAGATGGTTCCACCGTAGGTCAGCGGGTGAGATGCAGAGAACAAAGGCTGACCGTCGCCACCAGTGTAGCTAGAGTTGAAACCGTTGTTCAGGATGTTTGCACCCTTGACTTCCTTGGTGTACGCCATAGCACGAGCCAGCGCCTTGGTATAACGAGCAGACAGTGAGTCATACAGGTTATCTTCGATTGCTTCCTCAGTGAGGGAGAAACCGAGAGCGATGGTTTCATGGGTATAGCGGGTAGACCATGCTTCCTGAGCAGCGTCATACGCGATGGCGCTACCTTCGTTCTTGACAGGAGCTGCACCGAAACCGGAGAGCTTCTGTTCTTCTTCAAAGGAACGCTCAGAACTTTCGATCTCGAAGAGTTCCTTGTATTCCTCACCATACCGCTCATATTCCAGACCGAACAGGGCGTTCAAGCCGGGGAGCAGCTCCTTAAGTAATTGCGCGCGTGAAGTAGCAGCCATGTGACTTTACTCCTTATACACCAACGGGGTTACGGTAGGCATGGCCACCAGTAACGGTTACAGCAGAGACGGTGTACGGAGAAGTCGTAGCCTGAGTCACAGCCATTGACGGCGGGGTGTACGCAACAACGATTTCTTGGAAGGTACCGTCAGTCAGTGCGGTCAGAGTAACCACATCAACAACGCGGAACGGCAGGGTAGCCGTCGTCGCCTTAGAAGCGAGGTTAGCAGAGATAACACTGTTGCCAGTCGCGGTGTTTACCAGAGCAGTGCCGCTGGTGCCGCCCGCCTGATAGTAGCCAAGATTAGCGCCAACGTCAGCAGCGGTAGCACCAGAAGCGGTGTACGCGGTACCAGAACCGTTGGTAACCAGAACCTTGAACAGGGCGTTCGGATCATCGCAGACAACTGCGTATGCGTCAGAAGCCGTGGTGTTCGCGGTCCAAGACTGTGACCACAGCGCATACTTCAGACCAGAAGCCTGAGTAAAGCTGCAGCCGAGGAAGATACCAATCGGCGGATTAGCGAAAGCCGCTTTTGCGCCAGTAGAGGTGTCCATACGAGCGATGGTGCCATCGGCCTGAAGGATCACGAGATCCCCATAACCAATGTTTTGTGCGTAGCCAGAAGCAATCGGAAGTTTCCGAGTTGCGCCAGCAAACACACGACCACCCTCAAGATTGTACGGCGCGAAGCCGTAGGGGCCGAGGCCAGCAGGATATGCCATAAAGAACTCCTAAAAGTTAACGACGGCCCCTAATTTCTCAGGAACCGCTACCAAAAGACACTTTGGACTTCCCTTCTCTAAAGAGGGGCATCCGAGGATCGTTTTCGCGGAAAAGATTATTGTCAACGGACTGCGTCTGCTTCTGAGTCATATCTGCATAGTACGCATCACGCTGATCAAGCATCTCTCTAGGCGCTTTACAAAGCACCAGACCACCAATCTCGATGAGATCAGAGGACGGAGCCAAACCAAACGCTGCAAAATCCGAACTGATTTCTGGGTGGTCGGAAGCCTTACAAGGAACCCAACCTTCGCGTCTTGAACGAGCCATGTTCGCGGGATCAGGGTTACCCATCATTGAAATGCGAATCCAACGGAATCCATACCCATCAACAGGGTTCGGTACAGGAAGATCATGTGCGGGCTTCCAAGAAACCTGCCTTGCTTCCGTCTCACGAGTTTCCGTAGAACGGGGCTTACGACTCAAATCAATTTGATTAGCCATTTAATTTTTGCTCCTTTGCGGCGTGCTTGGCATATACCTCAAGCGGTACACCAAGACGTTTTGCTATAGCGACTTGCGATGCGGTCAACGTGACTTTTTTGGATGCGGTGGTTCTACCAGCCGGTGCCACAGGTGATGCCTTCTTGGGTCGTTCAAATTTTTCGGGAAACCGTTGACGAATTCCACTATCAATATTCTGATAGTACTCATCGCTGGTAGGGTCAATTCCCGAGTTCACCAATTTCTGATGCAGGCCGTAAGCAAGCGAGGTCATTTCCTCATCCTTTCCGAACCAAGGGTTGCGTGTTGCCCAGTCTTCAGCTTTTGGGTCACGAGTTCGGACAGGCGCTTCAGGCGCTGGTTGCGGATTATATACCTGAGTGTTTGTTTCTTGTAAAGACGGATTTTTCTGCGCCACAGCTTGAGCTACATAATTACTCAAACGGTCTTTTTGGATTGCCAGCTCATTAAGTTCCTTGCTCGCTTCCAAGGTACCTTCTGTATCACCTGATTCATGCGCACGGCGGTAACGATCTTCGGCGAGTTTCTGCGCCATATCGATCTTGGCCTGAGCTTCCTGAGTGTATGCCTGCTGTCCCCATGTAAGGGTTTCCTTGAGACGGTTGTTTTCCTCAAGAATAGACTGTGCAATGCGAATAGCTTCGGCATTCTGGCGCTCTAAGGCCTCCTTGGCGCGGCGCTCATCATGAATCCTATGGTTCATCTGGTTGATACGCTTTTTGACTTTTTCGGAGTAACTCTCCATTTCGTCTTCGCGATCATCCTCTTCTTCAGCGGTCAGAGGTTTACGGCCTCGGTCTTCTTCCGGGGTATCGTCTACAACCTCGATCTCAATCTCGTTGTTTGTTTCCTCCTCTTCTTGGAGGTGCGCAGGAATCTCAAATTCCTCGTTAATAATTTCTCTAGCCATGACAGCTCCTAGTATGCGCGACCAATGCCGCGGGGATCAGCGACGACACCTTCAACCATGTCATCGTTAACAATGATGAATTCCTTACCATCAATCATAAAACGCGAACCGGAATACGCGCGCAGGAGCACAAAGTCTCCTTCCTTACACCACGGACCCGTAGGGAACTTTTCCTTGTCGGCATAACACATAGGTCCTTGCTTCAATACAAGGCCTACAACCGCACCCGCTTCTTCCCTGCGTGTAGTCACATCTGCCAGAGCAATACCCCCATCGGTGGTCTTGTTGATCTCCGGTTTTACAACCAGCATCTTGTACCCGGTGGGATCAGGGACCCGTGAGGCCAAGTTTTCTGCTGCTTCCTGTGTCTTCTCAGCGTCAATTGCTGCTACTGACATTAGTCTTCCTCATAGCTTTGCAGGTCTTTTACCCGTTGAAGGGCGGAGGTTAGACCCGTGATCACCCCCGTGCTATGCCGATATTCGGCATAATCCTTAGCGTTGCCATAGGCAACGGAATCTTTGTAGGACTCGATCACTTCTTCGAGTTCCCTTTGCAGTACATCAAGTACAGTAGTCATTCAGCACCTTACATAGGCGGTTGTGGAGGAACAGGACCCTGCGGTCCCGGTTGAGCCATCTGCATTTCTTGCTGCTTCAGCGCTTCGGTCTGTTTTGTAGCAGTATCCATACCCTTGAACAGCAGATCCACCTTCTGCTCTTCGCCCTGCAGGAGGAGCTTGGCCTCGTTGTTGACCATGGCGATTTCTTTCTGGGTTTCGAGCTTGGCAAACTCGATCTCCTTCTTGTCCTTGAGCTCCTGCTCCTTGAGTGCCAGCTCTTTCTGCTGCATCTGGAGGACGGGGTCCTGCATCGCCTGCTGATTCTGTTGCTGCTGCGCTTGTGCCTGATTCTGCTGAAGAAGCCGTTGCGCACCATCTGCGGACAATTTAGCGATCTGCACTTCAAGCTCCGGCGGAAGCTTCTGACCCGGTGCCGGAAGGGTTACACCCAACTGCTGCTCGATACCACGGCGATACTGGAACCCAATGTGCTCCATGATGTGCGCCTGCATGGCTTGACCGATGGCCTGTGCCTGAGGGTTCTGCCCCATGATCTGTGCAATTTTAGGGTCCTGCAGGGCTGCCTGATGTACAGCCAGATGTGCTTCGTGGTCCTGTTCAATAAATGCCTTTACAGGCTTCATGTTGAGAACATTCATATTCTCCGTGACCGGATCGACAGGTGTCGCATCTTCCTCAACCGGAATAATCTTGTCCGCGTCTTTAATCCCCATGGTCTGGAGGAAGCCACGATGGAGCGCTGCAAGGTTGTAAATCTGCGGAGCCTGCTGGGCCAATTGAACTGCGGCCTGATACTGAATGATCCGCTGCGCCATGGTACTGGCATTGGGGTCACTGACCGGAATGATGTCGGTCTTCTCGTAATCTTCCTTTTTCTGTGCGCGCGTGGCGCCATAGTCCGGGTCGTACTCATACTCCGGTGGGGTGTAGTCCTTAATCAGCGCAGCAACGAGCTTAAACTCCTGCTCCATACTGGCATGTACGCGGGCCTGAACCGCTGACATCACCTTCAAAGTCCGCTCAAGAATCGCCAGCGTGGTACCCACCGGGGCCTCGCCATTCATCTCGTTAAGCTTTACATCGGCTACAGCCGCAAGCCTGCGCCCTTCCTCTACAACATTCTGCAGGAGGTTGAACAGCGTTTGGCTAGGCTCTTTGTAGGGCAGGGGGAGAATGTTATCTCGGATGGATGAACCGGGAACGTCCACATCCCTCCACTCACCGGGCATGATGGGGGTATCATCGCCCTTGATTCGGAGACCCCTAGACTTGAGACCACCCGGCAGGTTGCTCAGGGTGCCTGCATCGATCAACTGGCGGACAATACTGGTTGCGCTCTTGGTCGCACCGCCGATCAGATGGATCAAACCATAGCCGTAAGCCCCAAATCCGGGGATGTACGTGTACTGCACGAAGTGCTGGCGCGCCTGCTTGAAGGGGTCGTTCTCGTCCCAGTTGCGGCGAATCGCCAGAATCTCCTGCGTACTTTTCTCAATCGTGACAATGTAGGGGAGGGCAATACCTGTTTCTTCCCCCGTCTCCGGGTCGGTATCCTCAAACCCTTCGATATCCAGTTCAACCTGCATCTCCAAGATGCGGTAGCGGTCATCCTTCAGCGCGCTGAAACCATCAGCCTCATCCTTGCGCTTCTGAATATCATCAAAATCCTTGCCGGGCTCACCGAGCTCCACATCCCTATAGAATCCGGCGTATTGGAGCTTCTTTACGTCGTTCTTGGTCTTACGCATCACATGGGTGATACGCGGGGCACTACGGGCATCCGATGCGCCATACGGAATGTAAAGATCTTCCGCCGGAACGAACATGCTGACCTGTCGATTGATCGACGGATCAAAGTAAACTTTCTTGAACGCAGCGCCTGCCAGTGACAGGGACCACAGCATCTTTTCATGCTCTGGGCGGAACTCGACCATTTTCTCGGTCAGGTTGTAGTTCATGTCTTCTACAACACGCGCTGCAGACTCCTGCGTTTCTCTATCATCCTTACCGACGATCTTAGCCTTCACAGGACCCATAGCGGGGAACGTCTCGGAGATCATCTCGGACTGGAAGCGAATCGCTGCTTCAGTCAGCATGGGGTGGTACACCCCGCAGGCTCCATTCCAAGGCTCGGTACGCTCTTCCATGGATAGACCCAACAGGTCCAGACCATCTACGTAAGTCTGTTCCCAGTCCCTACGCGCATTGCGATCATTATCAAAGTCATCCATCAGCTCTGCAGCGATGGAATCCAACACCGAAAGATCGATGTACTCTGCAAGGTTGGCATCGAATGACGGCTCTTCTTCCACATCGATCTCGGCCTCAAACACATCCTCCCCATCTTCGGGACCAATCACAACCTCAATGGGCTGATCATCATCCTGCAGGAATGGAGACTGCGGGAGCATCGTCTTATCAATATTGGAAGGAGCTGCCATGTGGATACCTATAGAATTTCGAGAAGCTTTTCGAGATAGTGCTGGGCCTTAGCGATGTCTTCCTTGAACTCGCCTTTCTCACCTGCGCGCATGATATATGCTAACGCGGAGTGGCGATAATAACCAATTGCCTGTTCTTTGGGGCCTTGGTCAACGACCTCCCACGGTTGAATGTCCATTTTCTTGTAGTGATCACCACCGATCTGGCGGTTCTGGGCTTTACCTGCAGTCATCTGCTTTACGTTTTCTACACCCATATCTTCATTAAACCTCTGCTGCTCCACAGGGTCACCGTACCAACGGCTGTAGTCTTTATCCGCCATGTCCTCGATCTCACACAATTTTTCCTGCTTCACGCTCATCTTCCTCAGGTGTATGTACATGTTCAATAGTAACTGGCCTTCCGCCCTTTATAGAGCCCATACTCGTACTCCTCCTCATCACGCACCGTACCAATGAACCCACCTGCACGGAACCGAGCCAGCGCCAAACTCACACAATCCACAAAGTCATCATGGCGCCCAGAGGGAAAGCTCGCGACTTCATCAATCAGCTCTTCAGCCCAACGAGTTTGAGGCGCCCAGACCTTCCCTGAGGCAAATATGTCCGCTACAGCGTTTAAGCGCGTGATTTTGTCGTTTCCGCGGGTCGGGGTGTACTCCTGTACAGGCACGCCCATTCGCCTCATCTCGTAGATCAGAGGAGCTCCTGAGGCCTTTTTCTCGATAATAATCGAGTCAGGTTCCCATTCCTTGTAAAACTCCAGCACGCGCTCCTTCAAATCAGGAAATTCAAGTCGTTCTCGCCAAGCTTCCAGTAGCATCAGGTTCGGCTGCCCTCCATCCGAGTCATTAGTCCACACACCGAACACCACAATGGCCGAATAGTCGGCGCTGGTCTTCTTTTCAAAGGCCGTATCAAGGGTCATCAGGATAAAATCGGGCGCCGGAGGGTTCTTTTCTGTCCACGGTTGCCACCACTCGCGTTTTACGATGGCATTGGCCTCCGATGTCGGCTGTTGCTGGTACTGAGCCTGCCATTTACCCGGCGGAATTTCGTTTCGTACCGCCTCAAGCTCTTCAAGAGACCAAAACTCAGGCCAAAGTGGCTTACCGCTAGGGAGAATCGCCGGAAATTCGATGACTTCCCACTTATCGCCGTTGTTCTTGGCACTATGCTCGAGGATTTGCCCGGTCAGGTCACGCAGTGACCAGCGTGTCATGACGATAATGATGGCTCCGCCCGGTTGTAAGCGCTGACGAGGTCCAGATGTATACCAACTGAAGACCTTATCGTAGATCTCCGGGTTGAACTGGGCTAAGACCGCTTCCCCTTCCGAGTGTGGGTCATCGATAATAAGCAGATCGGCACCGCGACCAGTAACTGTACCGCCAACACCAGAAGCAAAATACTCACCGTTATAGTTTGTATTCCAACGCCCAGCAGCTTTTGAGTCAGTTCTAAGCTCAAGTTCTGGAAATATGCGCCGATATTCACTGGAGTCCACCAAGTTACGTACTTTACGACCGAATCCTTCCGCGAGCTCCGCTGTGTTGGAGATCTGCATGATCTTTTTCTTGGGGTACTGCCCCAGAAACCATGCCGGAAGGAGGTATGAGGCAAACTCAGACTTGGTATGTCGAGGCCCTAGGTTGATGATAATACGCTTTTTCTCGCCGCGAGCTACCGCTTCAAACAGCCTTGCTATGCGCCTATGGTGCGCACCGGAGATAAAATCAGGCCATACCGATTCTACGAAGGGAATGAATTCTTTTTGCGCTCTCGCGCGCGTTTTGCGCGTATGCAGTTCACCCAGCAGGGTCTCAAGTTTTTTGCGCTGATCGGCATTGGCTACGGAAAGTAGCTGCTCATATTCATCCGGGTCGATGTGCTCTAGATCAAACACGCTCGGCGGTCCCCGTGATTACCTTCTCGCTGGCTTTCGCTTTTAAGGAGGCGAATAAGTCTTTGAGCTCCTTGTTCAGCTCCTCATCCGACCGAGTGGTGATGTTGATCTCCTTTTTCTCCACCATGAGATTGGCCGCTGATGATTTGGCAATCGAGTCGAGTGCAGCTTTTGCGATCTTAGGATCAGGATCGTTCGCCAACGTGTACCACTTCATCAGTACGAAATTCTTCCACTGCTCTTCCGTAACAGGCATAGGGAAGTCATACCGCTTGAATTCGGTACGCAGGTACTTCTCAGCCGCGCGGGAAGGCGCGGGAGCCAAAGGTTGCCCGTTCTCCAAAGTCTCGTTGACCCATGCCATCTCGGCATCGGAGAGTTTTTCAGGTTCCTTTACAACGATTGGTTTTGGTCGAGGTTCCGGCACAGGTCTAGGTGGCGGAGGAGGGGGTGCAGGGGGTTGGCCGTTTTGAAATTCGGCAGTAGCAAACACCGAGCTCAGGTGCTCGGGAGGGATGGGACCCAAAGGGATAATGAAGTCGTCCATAAATTGTAAGCAGGGTAAGGAGGCCCAGATAGCAGCACGCTACCGCAGGATGCGGCGGGTGTCAAGAACCGTCACGCAGGGTGGGTTGAAACGTGTGGTACTTCTTCTTACCTTCCAAATAGGCCTGATGCGCTTCTTCTGGAGTTCTATAGTGACCAAGAGTAATGTATTTACCTTTAACCGTGACACCCGCCCGGTAGTAGCCATTAACAAAAGCCACGCCAACGTACCCATGTTTATTGAATTCGTTTTTTCTGTTTTGGTGGTTTTCGTGGGGATCACATAGGCGCAAATTGCTGTAGCGATTGTCTAACCCGTTTCCGTTTATATGGTCTATGTGTTTACTAGGCCACTTACCAGTCATATAGAAAACAGCCCATTGATGGGTGTAGCGGCGTACACCCAAAAGCATTATGGTTCTGTATAGACCTTTGCGAGTGTCTGCTGTTTGGCCGCCCGCTTCTTCGCCTATTTTCACCCTGTTGGCATTCGGGGGTCTAGAACGCCACACAAAAATTCCTGTATCTGGGTCGTAGTCTAAGTACTCTAGAAGCTTTGCGTGCTCGATCATATACATCTCCAAATTAAATGTATGAAGGAGTATATAATGCGTTTTGATTTTTTGCAAAAATTTTTTGCGTATGGGACCCAGTCTGGAGTCCCAAGTTTAAAATTGCTCGTACACTGTCAAGAATACTATTTAAGTCGCGCCAGAGGGACCCATTGGATCAAGGGGCCTCCCACCCCCGGTGGGGTCCGCGCTTCGCCACCGTCTGGACCGCTAAAAGTATCGAGCCGCGATGGTTTCGAGTCAATGCGATGCACTAAAAGTACGCAACCCGCGTGAGCCGTGAAATGTAAGGGATACAAGGCGGAACGTATCGACGGGACGGGAAAATCAAAAGCACGCAAGGCATTGATTTATAAAGAGGAAAGCTTTGTTTGTTATATATATATTTAATCATTAAATAATAATATAATAACAGCCCCCTGTAGCAACCTTAAAAACCCTACTTTTTATGTGGTTATTTATCTCTTATAGGGGCAATGTCCTTTTAAGGGGCTGTGCATATTTCCGTTTTTTAGCAGAGCGAACTAATACATACCACAAAAACCTAAATACCCTTACTATTCAAGCGCTTGCGTAAGTTGAATACTCACGCGCCGTCCATACACAAAACCCTGTAAACATTACAACCCGCACACTATAAGGTTTGCGTATTTTAGCGCTAACTCCCTAAAAATTGGTTCAAATGCCCCGTTTTCCTTAAAAATCATGGTTTTAGCGGTTCAAATGCACCACTAGAATATTCCTTGCATCCCTTGTCATTCATGTTATACTCTAAGCTCACTCAACAAAGCATAGGGACACAAACCCATGAAACACACAAAAAAGACAATCCGCCTTCAGTTCACCGTGCACCCTGAGTATGCGGATAAGATTAAAAGAGCAAACACTGACCCATTTGACTCAGATTCAGTATATCTTATGAAGCTGATAGACCGCGAACTAGCATCATTGGGCATTCAAAAACCCTTGCCAGAGTCTAAGTCAACCCCTGAAACACTCAACAAAGATACGGAAAACACTCAAAGCAACCCGGTTTTTGATGCATGGGGAAGCTTTGAAGAGTAAAAAAGCTTGACAGGACAAATTTCCTTGTTTTAAGCTTACAAACAACGGGGACGCGGTCCCCAGACTTTAACAAAGCGCGGGCGCTTTCTATGGTGCCCGCCATAACCCGGAGAGACACCATGAAGCAAGAAACCATGAATAAGAAAATCGCCGTTTTATTATCCGGTGGCACTATAAAGCTGAAAGACGGCGGGATAGTGCTTATATCGCCAAAACAAGAACAACAACTATTTAATACACTCCACCGAGACTATGGCGTGCAATGGATGACAATCAAGAAGATTGCGCAAGGCAAACTGTCCATCGTGTGCGAGCGGTTCCACAAAGGGAACGTGATAATTGACGCCACCATAGAAACCTATTAACCCGGAGACTCGAACCATGCAAACCAAAACCTTCACCACCGAAACCTATACCCGCCTAATGGCTATCGCCCAGTCTATTCAGACTGGCACCAATGCCGACACCATCGCGCTAATCGATCAATTAATCGCCTTCAAAACCCGCGAGAATAAACCCGCTTGGATACGTGAGATGGGCAAATTAAAGGCCATCATTCAGACGGGCGCGCCCGCGTATCCTATCTTCAAGCTTGATGGTAATGGAAAACTCCCATTCGCCGCTTATTCATCCCTTCCCGGCGTTACTTGTCCGGGTGCGGGATCTTGCCTTGATTGGTGCTATTCATTTAAGGCATGGCGTTATCCCGCCGCCTTCGCTCGCATGGCACAAAATGCATGGTTGATGACTCATAACCCGCAAGTAATCGCGCAAGCTTTCCGGGATATCCCTTCGGACATTAAAACCCTTAGGTTGTATGTTGATGGCGATTTTGCCAGTGTTCAAGACGTTTCATTTTGGATGGAACTCATCCGCTCGCGTCCTACGCTCGAAGTCTATGGATATTCCAAAAGCTTTCGGGAACTTCTCGCATATAACGATACGCTCGCCTATGGTCAGGAGTGGTCTAAAAACTACATTCTAAATTTAAGCGGCGGACACGCGCATGCTATCCACATAGTGGAGGAAATGAGATCTCTGCCAATCACGCGCGGGACGTTCGACGCTGTATCCATCGGACGCAAGGTTAAGTCTACCGATCATGGCAAGCCGTCAACTAATGCGGCGATACGCGCCAAAGCCGGGAAGGTTTTCCCATGTCCGGGCAAGTGTGGATCATGTACACCCAAAGGGCATGCCTGTGGCTCGGATCGTTTCCGTAATATCCCCATCGTGATCGCCGTACATTAAAACCAAAAGAGGATCAAACCATGCAATTTTGTGAAGTAAAACCCGGCGCATATTTCAGCGCATGTAAATATGGAAACCCTTGCATATTCCAGAAAACAAGCGAAACAACGGCGGATTATATCGCCATCAAAAAAGGCCTTTTGGTTTGGCACGATATCGATTGGTATGACCCGCTTGACGCGGTGACCGAGTTCGAGCCGAGCGATAGCGTGACTATCGGAAGCGATGTCGAAGACTACCTATACAATTAAAAGGATCAAGACCATGCAGATTATCATCGCCATTTTAGGATTCGTATCATTCACCCTTGCCATTATCGGACTAGCCGATGGCGAGGCCCTTGTAGCCCTTGCCGGGATCGCGGGACTTGTTGCCGCCTTGATGTCGGAGGATATCATCGGGTAGAACATCTGTTATCAAGCCACTCCTTGG